GCAACAAACGGCGGGGCCTTTTTGCAGCCAGCGGGGAGCGACCGCCGCTGCTTGATTTGACCTTATCACGCTTTACCTTACTACTTCAATACCAAGACTTTGCAACATGACAGCATTCGACAGGCCCACTTTTGGCAAACTTATTGCTCAAAAACCGAAGAAATTAAGGTGATGTAAATGAACATCCAAGAAGTGTGCAGAATCCGTAAAGAAGAATTGAAACTGACCTATCAGGACATTTCCGATATTTCCGGCGTTCCGTTGTCCACTGTTCAGAACTATTTTTCTAAATTGTCGAAAGCTCCATCTTTTTATACCGTTGTTGCAATCTGTAAAGCTCTTGGCATTTCGATCGATAAGACGTGTGAAATCATAGAACACTTAACGCCGACTGAGGAAACCTTACAAGCGCGGAATGATGAGTTGGAACGCCATGTTGACGCGAAAGCGGACATGATTGAGATCATGCGGCGCGGTGTCCGTATCCGCAACAACGTGATTGCTATAATGTTTGTCATTATCGTTCTGCTGGCTGTATGGTGCTTGTACATTGATTGGAGGGGGATTTGATGAGAGCGGCACTATATATCCGCGTATCTACGGAAGAACAGGCACGGAACGGCCTGTCATTGGGGGATCAGCGGGAATCCTTGTTGGCGTATGCCGCAGACAACGGTATGGAGGTTGTCGGCGTATACGAGGATGCTGGAATATCCGCAAGAAAACCATACAAGCGGCGACCAGCACTTCTGCGTTTATTGGCAGATTGCAAAGATGGGAAGATCGACACGATTCTATTTGTCAAGCTGGACCGTTGGTTCCGCAGTGTAGCTGGATACTACGCCGTGCAGGAAGAATTAGACCGCTGCCACGTCACATGGCAGGCCACGCGGGAAGATTACGAAACTCGCACGGCATCCGGGCGGCTAAAGGTGAATATCATGCTGTCGGTAGCGCAGGACGAAGCTGACCGCACCAGCGAGCGAATCAAGGCCATTAACGAAGGCAAGCGATTGAAGGGCCAGCCTACCACATGGAGAACACCCATCGGTATCTGCGTGAAAGACCGGCACTACGCCATTGATGAAGAAACCGCAGATGCGGCGCGAGATATGTTCCCTGCCTTTATACGGCTGCAAAGCATCCTTGCCTTAAGGCGGTATATGGCAACGGAGTGGGGGATCAAGCGCTCGTACAACAAATACAAGGATGCTTTGTCGAATCGATTGTACTTAGGCGAGGCGTTCGGCGTGGAAAACGTATTGCCCTCGCTTGTCGATCAAGAAACCTTTAACCTTGCCGAAAGAATCCTGGAACAGCGAAGCCAGCGGAACGCCAGTGCGGACCGGATATATTTGTTTACCGGGATTCTCCGCTGCCGGGAGTGTGGGAGAAACATGCAGCCGGAGACTGTAAAGAAAGTATACAAGTACTACCGATGCAGAACGCACACACTTGACCCAGCCGACTGTCCGCACATTCTCAGAATCCGAGAAGATGTGCTGGAGGATTACCTTTTGCGGGAATTTGAGGGGATCGCAAAAAAGTATTACTCCAAATCAAAAACCGCAGAAAAAAAGCCGCCCAAAACGGCGGAGCAAATCAAGCGGAAAATGCAAAAACTAAAAGACCTGTATCTTTCGGATTTGATTGAAATCGAAGAATACAAAAAGGACTACACGGAATTGAAACAGCAGCTTGCGGCAATAAACCCCGAGCCTATAAAAGAATTTGATCTTGAAACCTTACGGCGGGAATTGAAGGAATATCCTGATTTAGACCGGCAGGCAAAAAAGGAATTTTGGGTACGCACGATCCAGCGCATCGACGCAGACAATGACGGTGCGTTTTTTGTAACGCCCAGTTAGTTTTATTTTCATGTCACAACGCCTACGTCAAAATATAACTAACCCCCCGGCATTTGCCGAGGGGGTTAAGTTTAGCTTTCCAATTTCCGCATGACGCTATTGTAAACCCGCTCATTGACCACTTTCAAGCTGTCCATCAGCTCGTCCATGACCTCCCACGCACGGGCTGGGTCAACGTTGGACACTGCCCGGAGGAATTCGCTGTCAGGTGCGGGAGCCGCAGAATACGCCTCGATCATGCGAGATTCCCTCACCGGCGCCCGGTTCTGGTTTTGGATGGTATACAGCGCCGCCAGCTTTTCGTAGTTTGACCAACTGGATTCTTCCGTCTCTAACCGCTTGATCCATAGCGCCACTTCTCGATCGTCAATCATTGGGGCCTACCCCCTTATTCCTCCATCATGTCCATTGCACGGCGCAGGGCATCCTTGATGCGGTCATCGTCGGTCTCGCGCATCATATCGTTGATCTGGCTGCGCAGATGCTCAGTTGCGTCCGTGCGGCTGTAATGACCTCGGACGTAATGCCGACGGGCATAGGAGCTGCCACGGCTGTAGCCGCGCATATCATCGTCCAGATAGCGCCCGGAATATCCACGCTCGTCCATCGCCTCGATCTTGTCGATGTTTTTGATGGTATCCGTCAGCTTGTGGGCAATGTCCAGATCCCCGGTGCCCAGCTCGCCCTTGCGGATCAGCTCGTCAAGTTCCTTGCAGAGCATATCCCGCAGTTCATACATAGATTTCATTCCCATTGTGTTCTCCTTTCTCAGCAAACTCTGGTAATGATAAGGTTCGCGTTGCTCACGTCAATGTCCTCGCCACTAACGTTGCGGATGGACAGCGACGCGCAGCAGCCCTTTGTAACGTCAACGTACTCGGACGCCGCCACGTTAAAAAATGCCCCCGCAACCGTGGGCGTCACCGTCGCAACGGAGGACGGGAGCGGCTCACCGTCAACCGCAATGGCAATGGAGATGGGACCGGGTGTCCCGCCGGTGCTTACGGCAATATTGCCGATAAAGTCCACCTTGTAGCGGACGCGGCACTGGGAGCAGTTACCACGGAGGTTAAACAGGCCGGAGCCTGCGCGGTGCGTCACAAGGCCCTTAGTGCAGGGAATCGGTGCTTCCGTAAAAAGCACGTTCTGGTTTGCCGCTACGGTCTGTGCGGCAATGGCAGTGTATTCAGGCATAGAAATCTCCTTTCATAAAATCAGCGGCAGGGCTACTGCCCCGCCGCTTTGTCATCAGTATCGGCACGGGGCCGAACATTTTGTTGGCGTCAACAAAACATTGCCAACAAAAAGCTACGCTATGCAGTTGTCAGCAGCCGCATCCGGCAAACTGGTTGCAGCAATAGGGGTTCTGCACCGTGTAGGCCGGAATGGGAGAAGGCCGGAGCTGGGACACCAGATAGCTGTTCTGTGCCGCCTGAGATGCGGCCAGCTTCAAGCCCTGGTTCTCGCTCTGGAGATCCTGCAGCTTGCTCTGGGTCAGGAAATCCAAAATGGCGCGGCTGTTGCTGTTGGCATTGTCGATAATGTCCCGGGTGGCGTTCTGCACCGTGTTCCGGGTATCGCACGCCTGCGCGGCCATGTCATAGCGCACGCCCTCGATGCTGCGCTGGGTGTTGCAGCAGCACTCAGCGGCCTGCATCTGCATGGCAGTCAACTGCTGCATGAGAGCCGCCTGCTGGTTACTGCGGGAAAGCTCAGCCTGCCCAAAGCCGTTTGCCATCGCCATGTTGGTGCCGTTGATAAGCTGCGCCTGCTGGTAAAATCCGTCGCAAAGACCCTGATTTACACTGTCGATCTTGCGCTCGACATTGGCAAAATCAGAGGTCAGGACATAACCGTCCATCACGCCGTTGCCGCCGCCACCGAAACCGAAGCCGTTACCCCAGCCGCCGAACGCAGCGAAAATGAGGAACAGCACGATCCACCATGCGCCATCGCCGCCCCAGCCGAAGCCGTTACCGTTTCCGGTGTTGGCAGGAGCCACAGGCATAGTCAGCATGGTGCCGTCAGAGGAAAGAGACATAGTATCACTCCTTTTGAAAAAATATTTATATCAAACCGTGGCCACGATTTTGATTACTTGAAAAGCCCCTGAAATTGGTTTGCCATTGACTGTATCTTGTTCAACTGATCTTGTGAGATTTTGCCGCTTTGCAGCATCTTCTCCACTTCCGCTTTTGGGTCGCCTTTAAAACTTGCCTTGAACTGCTTGAACTGCTGTAAAAGCTGAGGAAAGCCGCTCATCGACCCCGGCATCTGTCCGCCACCTAACGCATTGAAAAACGGATTGTTACTCATCGTCCTCTTCCTCCTCTACCTTGCGCTTCTTCTTGCCCTTCAATTCGCCCACAAGCGCCGCTAGTGCGTCGAATTCTTTTCTGGTGACACAAACTCCACGCCCTTTTCCTGCGTGGCTGTACGGGGCGTTTCTGTGCGTTCTACGAGGTCATAAATCGTGAGGGACGGTTTACCGCTGGCATCCGCCTTCTTGAGGTACACCGTAGGCGCGGAGCTGTCCCACAAAGCCACGGCGGCATTGGGTGCAATCATCCAGTTCCGGGCCTCCTGTTCGCCGCTGACCCACTGCACACCGCTCTGCGCCACCGGATTCTGAGGGGGCTGTGGTGCCATCATTGGAGGCATCTGCTGTTGACGGAGTTGTGCCAGATTATCCGGCATGGGCTGTGCATAATAAGGGTTTTGCCATCCGTAAGGTGTGTAAGCCATTTTAGTCATCCTCCTTGACCCAGTAATACAAGATGTTCTCGTTGCTGCTGTCCCAGCTGTCCCAGATCATGCCGTCGCAGACGCAGACCACATGGCCGGACAGAGCCAGAATATAGGTGCCTTTTGGGTGATCCTCCGCAAATTGGCCCACCGTGTAGCAGTCTGGGCAGGTGTCCGGCACGATGTACCGCCGATATCCGATGCTGCGGAGATACCGCCCCCAACAGGCGTTTGCCGACGGCATATCCCCGTCCAGATACCCTTGGATACAGAGCCGCAAATAAATTTCGCCCCAATCCATCCCGGTAGCCTTGACGATTGCCCGCACGGTGCAGTCCCCTACATTTTTCCCGCAGGGGTTGGGGTTGAAATGGTTATACATACTCCCTCCGGTCATCGTATAAAAGCTCAATCATGCGCACACAGCGTTCCAGCTCCGCTGGATCGGTCTGCGCTATGATCTCTCGCGCCAACTCCGCCGGATACCCGCAGGCCAAAAGCCGCTCGTACATTGTGTGCGCCTCCTTTACACGTATATGATACAAAAAATCCGGACAGCCAAACTGCCCGGAAACTGCCTGTATTCTGCCCTCAAACTGCCATAAAAATATTTTGAGAAATTCGGTTTAACCTATTGTATATTATAGGTACAGTAAAGGAAAGGGGTACGCGAAAATGTGGAAGGAAGGTAGCATCAAGGTCAACGGCGAGAGTTTTCACTACTGGATGAAGCAATACGATGAAGGTTCTAAATGGGGAATTGATGGAGGTCGCATTTCCAAGCTGATGCTCAAGCGGAACGGCGAAATTGTTTGCAACTATGACAGAGGTTGGGACATAGAACCCGCCGACGAGAACACCCGTATTGCCACGGAGCATCTGATCCGCAGCGACAAAGGAGAATGAAAATGAAAACCATCTACATCAAGATTTCCGGCTATGATACTTTTTACAAGGCCGTTTTTTCCGTGCGTAAATCCAACAAGGGAAACCGCATCGCCCATCTGGAAGAAAAAACCGAGATTTCCAAAGCCGCATATTACAAGATCCCTGCCGAAAATCGCGCGATTTTTAGCGGTGACATTAACCGGGACATCCACGAAATCGGGAACACTGCGCTGCTGGATCTGATCGAAGCACAGGAGGGGGCCTGAATGCCGGATAGCGAAGCGAAACGCCAGTGGATGTCGCAAAACACCACCTTCATCGGGCTAAAGCTCAACAACAACACCGATGCCGACATCCTCGCCGCGCTGGAAGGCAAGGCCCGCCAGACGGAGATCAAGCGGCTCATCAGAAAAGGTCTGGAGGTGGAGCGGAATGACGCGTGAGCGAACAAAGCGGATGCCTGACGGGAAGATCTATCACTATATCATGTCAGATGCCGCCGTTGAGAAAGAGGACCAGGCGAAAAAGCGGTGGCGTGCTGAGAACTATACCAGACTAACGGCTGACATCCCTAAAGAAATGATGCAGCAGATCTCCGATGCCGCCGCCAGCAGAAGAATTTCTAAGCGTCAATTCATTATCGAAGCGCTCGAAAATGAGCTGGAAAGATAGAGGAAAGCCGTGTCCGAATCGGACACGGCTTTCCTCATCCCTGCATATCATCCGCGATCTTGGCGTAGGCACGCCGCCGGATCTTGGCAAGGCCGTCCACGCTGACGTGGAGCAACGCCGCCGCCTGTAGACAGCTCTGGCCGTGGACGTCCACCGCCAGCACCGCCGTCTCCTCGTCAGGCGGCAAGCCTACCAGCCGGACGGCCTGCGCCGCCCGGGCCGGGGCCATGGATGACAACAGCGCCCGGATCTCTCGGTTTGTTTTTTCCATGGGTTTTCCAGACTTGCAGAGCGCGTTCCCGCGTGGATGTTGCCATCTTCTGGCCCTCCTTTCAGATGTTTAGCTCGTCCAGTCGGAGCGTTTCTCCCGCACGTCGATGTGGGTAAAGCCCTTCTTGGCGTAGATGCCTACGCCGCCCCAGTCCGGCATCAGCTGTCGGGCGAAGGTCGCCACCGTCTCCGGTTTCTGGCCGCTGACGGAAATATCCGCCGCCATGCCATAGCAGTGCTGGCTGTGGGCCGCACCGTTCACCTTGGCATTGTACTGCGGCGTTCTGTACCCGCTGTGGATGACCACCGGAGCGTCGAAGTGGGCGCGGATGGTTTCCAACACCATCACCAGCCGGGGAGCCACCAAAACAGCGTCAGACCCGTCTCCACACGCAAACTCCCGCACCTTAAAATGGGCGGAGAGCTGCTTGCCCCCGGAGGCGGCTTTGCTGTAAGCGTTGATCTCAACCATGGCTCAGCACCTCTCGCAGCCGGCACAAGATGCCCGCCAAGTCCTTCCGGGTCATAGACTGATTGATTGCCAGCATGTCCGCCCCCGTGTAGACGCCGGAGGTTTTGCACCACTCCAGCGCCGCCGCGTCTTCATCCAAAGGCTCGCTGCCACGCTCCCAGAACAGCAGCAGCGTGGGTACCTTCCGGCTGCTGATCACCTTCCCGTTGGGGAAAATGCCCTGCGTGGAGCCGCCGCCGTCCAGCATGAGGGCATCCACCACGCCCAGCCCCAGCAGCTTGTTTTGAAGCTGCTCACGGGTCAGGCTGGTCTTGTCGCACCAAAGGCACACCTTGCCGTTGGGCATCCAGCCCACCGCCGTCCGGGCAGCAGGCCGGGCCACGTCGGCGGTCAGGCCCCGGTACAGCTTGGAGCCGCCCTTGAGGATTGGGACGCCGGAGAGGAAACTGTCACGGCGGTCCGTGCTCATAAGGGGCAGGCCGTTGTCACCGATGCTGACACCAAAATCGTTGTACTTATCCCGGCTGATGACTTTGCCGTCGATCACCGTCCAGCCAACCGGCTGAAATCTGCCGTTGAACAGATAACCGTTGATGATGTGGGTGCAGCCGGTTTTGGCTTTGATCTGGGCCGGGGTCAGCTTGCCGGTGTTGTGGTAGATCTGCGCACGGGCGCAGTCAAACGTATCAACCATTGATTCTCACGGCCTTGGTGGCGTGGCCGTCCTCGTCAAAGGTAATGCGGTAATGGCCTTCCGGGACCCAGACCTCCTCCTCGGTGTTGGCCTTGGCAGGGTCACGCCGCATGTAGTCATGCAGGTGCTTGACGTCCTCTGCAGGCGCACCGGGTCGGAAGCCCTCGGCCATTTCCGCCTCGGTCCAGTTGGCCACGCCGCCGTCAGGATTCAGGTGAAAGTTGGCCCCCGCCTCCTTCAGCTCCGCGTTGATAGCCTCCACGGGCGCGCCCTGCTTCTTGCCCTCGTTGATGATGTTCTCGTAGATCTTTTCCATGGTATGTACCCCTTTCAAATTTACGGTTGATTTTTCAACCGGTTTCAACTGTTCTTGTCTTCCGCCACCCGCTGGGTGCCGAAATAGAATGCGATGACCGTGGTGAAGATGGTCAAAAACTCCGTCCCGGAAATGTCACCCCGCAGGGCCAGCACCGCGAAGATCACCGTCAGGGTGATGGTCACCAGCGATTTCACCGCAAGCAGATTGCCCAGCCGTTTTTTGATGTTCTCCATGTTTTTCTCCTTTCATTCTTTCCGGATCGGCAGCTCGCCGACCTCGGACATGATAATTTTCAGGTGTCCGTTGCCGCCAAGGGATTTGTACGCCTGGTGCATCTCGTCCAGCGTTTCCCTATCCGACAGGCTGACGCTGCCGTCTAAGATGTACTTCTGGCCCAGATAGCGCACCCGGTCGATCAGCAGCACCTTCAGCGCGTCCACGATGGCGTCCCGCTTGTCATCCTTGGTCCACTTCCGCTGGAGGATCGCGAGGATGATGGCGGTCATGCCGGAGCCGGTGGCGGCAGTTAATACAATTTGTAGAATTTCCATTCTACACCCCCTTAAAAAGTTGCAGTTTTTAGGGTAATTCCGACTTGCTTTCGTGCAGTTAAAATTCCGGCCATTGTCTCTCGCACAAAGGGCAAACCCACCGCCCCTCCGGCACAATGGCTCCGCATATCACGCAATAGTCCATGGTCAGTCGGTGGTCTTGGTGTATTTAAGCGTCGCATCAACACCATTTGTGTATTCTTTGATTCGAGCTAAGGCGTTAGAGCCAAGCTCAAATTTTATAACAGACGAATTTAACATATACTGAGCCGACCATGCAGTTGAATCAAAGTACGACCACGGGAGTATCCTGATCCAATCAGCTCTGCAATACACGCGTGCATCTACTAGGCGGTCCAGATGATCGATTCCATGGCTATACGATGGAAGCTGATTTTCAAAAGCGGATACTGGAATATTAAAGGTCTTTGTGTACACCGGCTTTCCGAGATACCGCTCCGTGGTGCGGTACTCAGTGCCAAGCGTCATGGGCGGGTTGATCCATTCGACGGGCTGCCAATTCCCGTTATCCTTCAGCATTCGCCACAATCCGTTGGTAGTGCCTCTCGGGTCGGGCGAAAGGCCGATCAGTGATGCGCTCGTCCCCAATATTTTTGATAGAACGGCAACGATATTCCCGGCCCCAGAATATTGGCCCGTTGAAACTGGGCCACGTGTATAAATAAGTTGCGATGTTCCGTCGGGCATATCGGCAAGCAACATATCAAGCTTGCCACAGTATGTTTCATAGGTGTCTTTGGTATCGGATGCAAGCACATCTTTCATCGCTTCACCCCACCCAAACCCGCCGGGAGCGGAGTTGATATTCGTCCGGGCTTGGGCCTGCTGGCCGTCCGTCAGGTTTTGGGCTACGTCATAACGCACTCTGTTTGCAACATCGTTCTGCAATCCCGCAACGTCCGTCCGGATGCGCTGGATCATATCCGCCCCCGGCTCTACGTCAATCAGGATGTGGGTATCGTCAATGCGGTCGATCATCTGATAGCCCAGATTGTTGCTGCTGGGAACTGCTGTGCCTCTGTCATTGGGCATACAGCGTTCGTTGATAGTGCAAGTGCCGTTGTCGATGACGGAAACCAGACCCATTACGGCAACATATGCATACTGTTTCAGCAGATTCCCGTTGCTGTCGAATTTGTCCGCAGAACAGTTGCCGGAGAAAGCGGGAGCGGTTACTACCACGCCACGTACATCTTTTGTGGATGTGGCCTTGATGATCGTGGTTCCGGCCTGTGTGTCATCAATGGAAACGAAATAGCCGATGCGGTTTTCACTGTTCGGATTGCCGTCTGCCCACTGACCAACTTCCGCATAATCGGCGTTCTGGCTGAGAACGGTTCCGTTGGTAGCCGCAGCGGCTCCGATGTCTTCCGGCTTGATTGGGTCAGAACCGCCCGTCTTGTGCGTGGATGCGTGTACAGTAGGCGTAAAACCGTAGCTGTCCGAAAGGTCAGTCCAGTTTCCGTTGAAGCAGCGGTAAATTTTTACGCCAGCGCAGAAGAAGTGTGCCTTGCCGCTTGAAAGCCTTGCGAACAGTTCTCCCACATATCCGTCAGTGGTCTTAACCAATACTTGCTTTCCGGCCTGATACGCCGCTTCGATCTCTGCATTGGTGGTCGTGCCGTAGGTTGCCCAGAACGGCAGTTCGCTTTTGGAAGCCGCTCCGATTTTGGCGGGTGTGATGTTCACGCTCTTTCCAGCAGAGCCGTCAAAAGTGAACAAATCGGTTCCTTCCGTGCTTCCACCGTCCAGCCGGACAACCATGCTGCCCTTTGTCTTGTTTGCACTGCCGGAAGTGCTTGCAAACTTTACGGACTTGTCTGTATCCTTCGTGTTGTCCACGTTGGACAGCTTCATTTGCAGTTCCGTCAGGCAGGCGCTCACCTTATTCCAGAACCAGTTGAAATAAGCAGCAGGCGGCTTGTAACCCGCCTGAAATCCGCTGGTTTTCAGCGAAGAAGGCGGCTCCGAACCCTCTGCATTCCATGTGGGCGGTGTCTTTTCAAATTTCATGCTTTTCATCCTCCTTATGTCGGAATATCAATGTTCCCGGTTTCCAATGCACCAAAATATCCGCCGACCGTCTGTTCAATGTCTCCGAATCCGGCTGTGTCGCTCTGTTCATCCGCAGAAGCAGAAAACTCAAAGGTTCCATCCAGCGTCAGCGGTGCAAGCGGGATGCCAACGGGAAGCATCGCTTCAATGATCTGAAAAATCTGTTTGGAAGTAATTCCAATTTCATTCAGGATGCTGAACGGCAGTCTTGATACTTCAATCTGCCTTGGATTGTCCTTTTCCGTCAGAACGAATTCGGACGGGGAAACACCAAGCGCCCCGGCAAGGGCCTTCACGGTGCTGTTGTAGTCACCGCCTGCCCAATACCGTGCCACCTTTTGCATGATGATGACCCTGTATTGCTCATCCGTCATGCTGCCCCGTGCCTGATTGTAGATGCTGCCATACAGATCAAGCGTTTTCCCGGTTGCTTTAGCAATGTCCGCCGTGTCCTGTATGGCCTGAATATCTGCCCAGAAACCGGACATCAGCAGCCATTCCAGATACAGCAGCTTGTAGTTGTTGCTTGCTGCGGTTTTCTTATACGAATCAGGCAGGGCTTCGATGTAATCAGCTATCCGCATAGGCGCTCACCTCGACTGTGATATTGTTTGCGCTCAAAGATGCCACCTTGTCAGAACTGATGCTGATGTTCGCCGCCGTGAATGTCGTGCCGTTTGTGGAAAGCGTCAGGGAAGTGACATCCTTCACGCCGGATACTTGGAAGATGTATTTGTACAGGTTTGCATAGACCACATCTTCACCGTTCTTCAGGCTGTTGACGTATTCCAGCAGAGCGTTCTTGATCTGCTCCACGCCGTTCAACTCAAAGTGTGTGTCCTTCTTCACGGCAACCTTGATGGAAACCGTGACTTCGCTGACGTGGGAGAAATAGACCGTCTGCTCATGACCGGAAACATCCTCAACAGTCACGCTGGTTGTTCCATGGCTTTGGATGCCAAGGGGCTTTTTGGAGAAAATAGCTTCCCCAATCTGCTGATTCAGCGTGGGCGGTGCATAAACGTAAACCTCAAAACTGTTTGGCGGTCTGCCGTCTGCGTCTGCCGTTGCGTTCTTGTTCTCCACGATCAGGCAGCTTCTCACGCCGTTGATCCGCATGACCGCTCCACGGATAGCGGATGCTGTGCCGGAGCCGGAACCTTCAATGGCGATGTCAAACCTTGCCCGAAGGTCAGCGTCCGATTCTTCATCTTCCGCCACCGTCACAATGCCCGTGTGTTCAATGGCGGAAACATCCACATCCGGGTTCACAATTTCTGTAATGGAACCCAGCTTTACATTGCCGATGGTTCCCAGTTCCGTACATTGCACTGTGCCGGAGCCAACGCCGCTGTCATTCAGCGTGACTTCGTTCACAAGGAAAAATTCATCGTCTCCCGTGGTTCCAACCAGAAAGCCTACAGGAACCACATGGTTTGCCGTTCCTGTGAATTTGATGGTGTGTTCCGCCCGTGTTGCCGGGTTCCGTGTAATGCCTGCAAAGGGCATGAGCCTATCCAAATTCTGCCCGGTTGCCGTGTGGGGGAAGCGGCTGTAATAGATGATTTCCTGCGCTTCATAAGCGTCTGCCAAATCCTGCACAGAAAGCCGGATGAATTTGCCCAGCGGGGAAGCGTTGGATGTGTCGATGTCCTCACCGAACAGCTCCTGCGCCTGTGCAATGCGTCCTGCCAGCAGTTCATCGTATGTGGGTCTGTAATAGCCCTGCTCATTAACCATAGGTGTATCCCTCCATCACTTTTACGCCGTCAGCGTTCACGGCTTCAAAGCTGACTGTTGCTTTCCTCCCGTCCATTGTCAGGCCGAAGGAAGTAATGACAAACGTTTCATCGATCCGCATCAATGCTTCTTCAATGGTTGCCCTGATTTCATCCTCATTGGGGTTCTTCCGAAGCACCACGGAAAAATCAATGCCTTCCTCCGTGTCATAACTCCATTCGCCTTTGTTGGTTCCAAGGACACGCTGAATCTTCTGCCGCAGCAGTTCGTTGTCCGTGACCATTTCAATGCTGCCGTTCACGACCACATCGCCGTCATCGTTTGTGCTGAAGCTTTTCACATTACCACCCCCCAAATAAGCCCACCACAACAGCGTCCTTAATGGCGTGGTGTCCAACAGGCGGCGTGGTGGAAATTCCCTTGACAGAGGATGAAAGATCACGTTCAGCGCATACGCAAAGCACCAGATCACCCGCCCGGATAGGGGAGACTTTCAGGTGTCCAACGTTGCTTTCGGACGGATGCGGGTTCGGTGAAATGGTAGCAGAACCGCCGCCCGTGAAGGTATCGCTTACTGAAACGCTCAACGATTGCTTCACAAGGGAAAAGTGCCGGACATGGTGAAGGACGGGAACCTTCGTGATAATGGCCTGCTGCTGTGCGGGCTTTCCGTATGCCTTGATTTTGTCCAGCGGTTGCACGGAACAAAGGCTTTCGTTCTCCACGCTGATGACCTTGGCGATGAACGCCGTGTGGAGATTCAGCAGCTTTTCTTCCATCATGTCATTCATGGTGCTGCCCATTCCCATGCGCTCCACCTCCTTATTCAATCGCCGTGATCTCTGTGTAAAAGTCCGAATCCGTGCAGACGTGCTTTCCGTCCCGCACCCGGTACTTTCCGCTGAAATCACGGCTTTTCAGTGTGATGATGCTTGCTGTGGTGATCCGGTGTTCCAGCAGCATCTTGAAGGTCACGCCCTTGATGGTGTCGGTGTAATCCTCATTGCTGACTTCCTCTGTGAATTCTTCCGGGCTGTCAATCAGTCCCGTGTCCACATTCACGGAAAAACCCAGATCGTCACCGTCAGAAAGATGCCTGACGTATACCTTCCGTTTGTTGATGTAGGCGGACACGCCGCACACTTCCGCATACTGCTTGATGCCGTCCATCAACCCACCGGAAACCGTGACAGCTTCCGTGTAGGTGTGATCCCGCTTCACCTTGAACACCGCAATCGGCAGGTTCAGCTTGCTGACCAGTGTTTTCAGAATGTAGCTCGCCTTTACGCCTGCCTTGAAAGAAATGCTCTTGATGTCCCGTTCCTTCAGCTTCACATCGTCAATGGCCTTGATGGTGGTCAATTTATCCTGACCGCTCCACCGTGTCACCACGGAAGCGATGACCCCGGCGAAGATCACGCCTGTGTCCTTTCCGTAGCCTGCCGTGATGCTGATTTCAGCGTTGACTTTCAGAAGGCCGATAGTCTTTTTCGTCAGGTTGTAGACACGGATTTCTGCTTCATTGGCTTCCGTGTCATCGTCAAACGGCACATCGAATTCCAAATCAAGGTCATTGGTCATGGTCAGGCCGTTTGTCTCGATCTTCACAACCCGCCCAAACTGACCGCTGGGCTTGTCCATGGAATCTGCAAGGCTGGTTTCCCAGCCCTGCATTGCCTTGACCATGGAAGAAATTCTTTCACTGCTGCTCTTGTCAAAGATGACTTCAGAAACCTTATCCATCGTCATCACCTTCATCATCCACTGTCAGAAATACGGTTTCACCCAGATTGTCAAAGGTGACGGCTGTTTCTGTCGGCCCATAAGGAACCAGTGTGACAGCAGGGAAGCGCCCCGGCTGATAGATGTCATGAAACAACGGTTCGCCAAGAATCAGCGGCTCGGAAGCAATCAGAACATCGTCCTTGTAAAGCGTCACCGTGAACAGGTCGGCTGTTTTGTTGTAGCCGATATACAGTTCAAACCAATCGTCAGCCAGCAGAATATTAAACTGGTAGGGAACCAGTTCTTTGTTGATCTCAATTACATCCCGCAAGGCCCGTCACCTCTTTCCAACGATGATCTTTTTTCCAATTTGCAACGTTCTGAAATCACCTTTCCGGCTGAAAGCGGAAGGGTTCAGCTTCATCACTTCATTGCAGCTCATTCCGTACTTTTTATACGGAGCCTTAGAAGCGGCAACCAGATTCCAGATGCAGTCACCCTTCTTGACAGTGTGATACACATATTCGGTCTTGCTGTTTTTCTTGACCTGCTGTGTGCCTGATTTTTTGGTGTCTTTCTTTGTCTTCTTGTAAGATGTGGAAGCGGTGCGAACCTCCTTCAGTGTCATGGAGAATTCGCAGCCGCCCCACACCGTATTCGGATGACTGGTGGAAAACTCTGTAATCAGACAGTTGCTCATCACCGTCCGCCCAGAGTAATTGCAAAGAACGCCGCTCTGGTGCATCTGTCGAATCTTCGACCGCACACTGGCAGCGTTCTTGCCGACAATTTCCCCGGAAATGGACAGTGTAACGGCTTTACGCTTTACATGGTCACTGATTTCAATACCGCTTTCCACGGTATGTTCCGCAACATCCACGCCGAAGGACATTTCTTCATCCGCAACGAAGACGTATAATCCGTTCAAAGTTGCCATTGCTTACACCTCCGTCAGCCGTGGATTCGTCCGGCTCATACTGTCGAACATATCTTCCAACGCTTCCTGCACCCATTTCTTGATCGTCCGTTCTGTGGTTCTGTCCACCGTGCCGCTCATGTTCAGCGTGAAGGAAGGCGCATAGTTGTTGCTGGTGGTGGAAGAACTGGAAGCCGGAACGCTTGCGGCAGGGGAGTAGGCCGGAAGCTGAATGGTTCCCACGCCGCCAGCATAGCCAACGCCCCGGTAGGCTTTCGCAAGGGAACCGTACCGGGATTTTGCATACCGGACGGAAGCAAGAATATTGCTCATGGGATCATAGATGTTCTTGTTATATCCCTTTCGTGCATAAGACCGGAAAGTGGGATCAATCACCTGCATCAAGCCTTTTGACGGTGTTCCTTTTTTGGCGTTGCTGTCCCATCGGTTGATTGCTCTGGGATTGCCGCCGCTTTCCGTCTGCATCTGGAACAGCGTCCGCTTAATGTTGTCGGCAGAACTCAGCCCTTCCATTTTCAGCGCATTGGCAACGGTAGACCGCCACTGTTCAACGCCCTTGGACGGCTCATAGCCTTCGATAGACTTTCCGCCGAACTTGTCAAACAAGCCCTTGACCCAATCCACCATAGCGGTTTTCGCTTTTCCGACAACCGCCTTGCCGACAGACAGCGCATAGCTGCCCATACCCTTGTAGCTGATGAACTTGTCGATGACCTTTCCCACAAGCCCCTTGGCGTTGTCGAAGAAATCAAAGATGTCGCTGATCCAGCCACCGGAACCTTCCTTGTAGTGGAAGGTGGGGGAAGACTTGCCCATCACCTGTGCCGTCCGCTCTGCGTCCAGTACCTTCATGCCCTTCGGAGCGTTGGGGATGCCCACATTCCGCCCCTGTGGGATGAACGTCAGGCCATTGGGCATCTGCACCAGTTCAGCGCCACGCCCATCATTAACAACGGCGTTGCCGCCCGGATGACCGCCAGTGCCTTTCGCATAGGGCTTCCACGGGTCAAACTGTTTCTTGGAACCAACCTTGTCCAGCACCCAGTTAGCACCGTCAATCAGCTTGTTCACAGGCTTTGCAACGGCCTTCACAACGCCCTTCCACAAATCGGAGAAGAATCCGCTGATGCCGCTCCAACAATCGGTAACGCCGTCATACGCTTTCTTGAAGCCGCTGGTAATCTTGCTGATAACGTCCTTCACGGGAGCGGGAACCTTTTCCCACAAGTCAGCAAAGAACTTCTTGACAGGCTGAATCACTTTACTGCTGAACCAGCCGCTGACTGCTGACCATTTTCCTTTGATGAAGTCCCAGCATTTTCCCGCAGCAGCCTTCACCTTGTCCCAGTTTCTGATAAGCAGGATGATGACCGCAATCAATCCAATGATAGCGCCAACGATCCATGTAACAGGGCAGGCCAGCAAAGCGGAACTAAAACCAAGCTGTGCAGCCTTCGCAATAACCATAACAGTCTTAAACGTTTTGATTACTGCAATAACAGCGCCGATTGCCTTTGAAGCAACAAGAAAAACGCCAAAAGCACCAGCAACAGAAATCACAACTTCCTTGATAGCTTCAAAATGCTTCTTCACAAACGCAATCGCTGTGGAAATACCATTGAAAACGGCCTTGATTGCGTTCAAAGCGCCTGTGCTTGTAACAAAGTTCCAAACAGCAGTGACAACCTTCCCAATGATAGGAACCAGATTTGCAACCGTGTTTTTGATGGATGCAAAGATGTTTCGGATAGCCGCCATTTTTTCCTTATCCGCTGCAAGGGCTTGGAACTTCGCCTTCAGCGCCGTGATTGCGCCGATGATCTGCCGTGCAATGGGAGCCAGCGGCCCCAGTGCGTCCACGTTCTGTGCAGCCAGTGTGAACAACTGCGAAATGAGTTGTCCCACACCATGCGCCAGCCGTGGCAGCGTGGCCTTGATACGGGGGATCAGGTTTTGTGCAACCGTGACGATGCTGTTCACAAGATTGTCTGTAAGCTGACCGAAGTTCTGATTCGGATCAGCCATACCAGTCAGGAAGTTTGACCATGCGGATTTCATGGAATTGATACTGCCCTGAATGGTGGTGCTTGCTTCCTTGGATGTGGTTCCGGCAATGTCAAGCTTCTTCTGCACAACGCTGATTGCGTTGATGATGTTGTCGAAGGACATACTGCTTGCGTCAACCGACACGCCAAGTTCTTTCTGCGCTTCCTTCATCTTGGACGCATCCTTGATGAGCCGCTGCATTTCCTCCTTCGTGCCGCCGTAGCCAAGCTTCAGGTTGTCCAGCATCGTGTAGTTCTGTTTTGCAAAGCCCTGATACGCATTCTGGATAGATGCCATGTCAGTACCCATCTTGTTTGCGTTGTCGGACATATCAATCACAGCCCGGTTTCCGATTTCCGCAGCTTTCTTCGTGTCACCGCCCAGACCTTGCAGCAAGCTTGCTGAAAAGCCCGTAATGGTTTCCATGTAGTCATTTGCGGATAGTCCGGCAGTCTTGTATGCGTCATTTGCATACTTGACAACCGTATTGGAAGAATCCTTGAACAGCGTTTCCACGCCGCCCACAAGCTGTTCGTAATCGCCGTAGCCTTTCACGGATGCCGTTGCAAGAGCGGCAAAGCCAGCGCCAGCCGCCATGCCGATTTTCTTGATTGCGGAAACGGCTTTCTTGGCGGCGGACACAAGCCCCTTCCCAATTTTGGAACCCAGCTTTGTAATGCTGTCCGTGATCTTACTCAGGCTTGCTTTATCAATGCTCTTGATGGTCTGAACAAGCTGCCTGCCCTTGTTTGCAGCCGCCTGAAAGCCATTCTGAACACCGCCCTTGATGTTTGCCACAAAGCCCTTCACCGTGCTTTTCGCATTGGCGAAGCCGTTCTTGACGTTCGTAATCCCCTTGACTGCTTTTCCAAGGCTGATCTTGCCCACGTTTTTCAGAGCGGTAGCAAATCCCTTCGCCCCCGTCTGGCCTTCCGTCAGAACGTTCTTGATCCGGTTCATTTCATTGACCGTGTTTGTAATTTTCTGCTTGGCAGCGTCCTTCAGCGAAGTCACGAACGCCTTTGCGTTGGGGACAATATTCTTGATTGCTGTCCAGACTGCCGAAAGACTGTTCTTCAGCGCAAGGAAATTCTGCTTTGCCATTGCCTGAAGCGCACCCACCGCAAGCGTGGCCTGCAACCGCATTTTTGCGATTTGCGCAGCGGCCGCACGGACAGTGTTTTTCACCTTGTTCAGCGCATTGTCAGCCCGTTCAATGTCGGATTGCAGCCTGTCAGACAGCTTCAGCTTGTTCAACTGCTTCTGCGTGGTCTGCACCTTTTTTGCAAGACTGCCGAACTTGCTTTCCGCCCCGCCAACGGCCTTACCGACAGAAGACTGGAAAGCGTTGGATTCCTTCGTCAGCTTTTTCAGGGGGGAATCCTGCACATCCCATTTGATTTGAATGACATCCTGCCGGATGACGTTTCTTTCAGCCAAATGCTCACCCCCTTACTTATTTTTCATAGCCTTTTGCAGTTCCTCTTGATAAATGTCAAGGGCAATGTTCGCTTCCTCAATCTGCTGCGGTGTCATCTGAAAAAACACGGTGTTGTAATCAAAATGACAGTCCGACAGGATCAAGCGCCAACACGCCCAGTTTTCTCTTACTCGTTTATTTAGACTTTGCTTCGTTCGCCTTGTCTCGAAAGTCTCCCTGCATCACTTCTCTTGCCCAAGAGATCACATCGCTGAATTCATCCATGGTGTCAAAGTCATCAGCGGTCAAACCCTTCGGCTCCACGATGACGTTATCAAGAATGTACTTGGAAAGCTTCGTCATGCTGACGTTGCTGCTGCCGTCAATATAGCTGTTGTCAACCGCTTCAATAGCGGCGGAAATGCCGTTGAACTGTGCGACATATTTCTTGCCGTTGATTTCTTTTTCCACTGTGTAAAACTTTTTGTTTGCCATGATGTCATCCTCCTATGTAATGAGAAGGGGAGCGGTCAAAAACCGCCCCCCATTTTTGATTTGTCAGCAGCTTTCGTGACAGCCGTCAAACACCTGAATTTCAAATTCCCGGTCTTCCAGCTCCGTACCGTAGTTGGGGGAAGCGGGGTTCTTGAATCTGGCCTTCGTGCCGCCGAACCGCTCACCGATGGACTTGTTTACGCCCCATACGGGGAAGATCGTGCCCTTCTTGGCATAGTCCAGACACATCTTGTACTGGGGAGAAGATGCCTGAATGGTCACGGTCATGGTAGCAAGTTTGTTGTTGGTTTCATTCACCACCACATCGCCCTGTGCGCCCACGGCAGCAGAGAAGCGTTCCTCATCGAATTCAAATTCGATCATGTCTTCTCCCATGCCAGTCAGGAACACGCCGTCAATGGTGACGGTGGTATCTTTGGGATTATAGGTATACATTCATTTATCCTCCCTTACGCAATGATAGAACCCTTGATCTTCGCCGTGTGAATGGCTCCCGCAAGGGTGAATTCAAACTGACCTTCCGCATAGTGCCGGGTGGAAATGTCGGAAGCGGCACACTCAGAGCGTCCGCCGAAGTCCACGCTGTAGTCATAATCGCCATCATCAGTGACAGCGATCATGTCATTGTTGGCAGCGTCCATCAGCACAGACACCACAACGCCTTCCAGAGACGCAATGCCCCGGTTGTCATAGGGCAGCTTCGGCACACGGTTCAGAAGGTACTGGCACTGATACTCGATCTGCTGAATGATGTAATCCTTGCAGTCCACAATGTCAGCGTATTCCTTGGACAGCGTGATCCCCTCTGAAGTCACGATGGAACCAGCCTTCTTCAGAATGGTGATAACGCCCTTGCCGTGCTGGGTTTCCACCTCGCTGTCCGTGTAGCCCTGTGCGGTCACACCCTTCAGAATGATGTTCTTATAGGTGAAGCTGCCCACGTCCAAGCCAGCGGTAGCGCCAACCAGAGCCGCTTCAGGGCAGGCGGTGTCAGAAGATTCATAGGCGATTGCAACGGTTCTGTCATTGCCTTCCATGGCGGTGATCTCCGTTGCATCGTCAGCCGGGTTCACATGGGTAAAGAACATGGCAGGCTTGCCGCAGCCTTCAATATAGTCGGAAATAGCGTCCACCTTGCTTTCGCCTTCCGTTCCAAGGCTGACAACAATCAGCTGCCGCCAGCCTTCGCCAAGAATACCGGGCAGAGCCGCAACAGTCGTGTCCGTGCTGCTGCATACGGCAATCTTGGCGGGAGCATCATTCTGCATGAACAGCAGCTGTGCCGCCTTGTAAACAGGCGTGGTTTCAGCAAAGCCAGCGGTCTTGACTTCCTCAATGGAGCCAACTTCCTTGTAAGCAACAGCAGCCTGCTGCTTTCCCGCAAAAATCAGCGGGTAGCCGAAGCCGGCCCTTGGAGCGGCTTTCTTCAGTTCAATGACAACTTTCACATCATTTGCCACAGTTTATTCCTCCTTAAATGTGTTGGATTCAATCACTTCCGAGTGTTTATCGGGAGCAATCTCATACAATAGGCCGAACGTCACGTCCAGCCCGTTTCGATATTCGTATTGGATGGACAGCAGATTGTCCCGTGTGGTCACATCCCGCACACGCCGGACAGCAATGCCGTTGTCTGCAAGAGCCGTCAGCCCCTTTGCCGTGAAGAAGTCATATATCTTCATGGCAACGGTCATCGCTTCTTCCTGATCGTCAGACTGCGCCGTGAAGCTCCATGTCTGCATGATGTTTCGATACAGCGTTCCGTCCTTCGCTTCGGAATACGTTCCAGCCATAGCGGACAGGGGAGAAGTCACCGTGTATGAAACATACGGATAGGGGGGAACTTTCACCGTCTGGTTCTGCCGGATCACCTCACATGGACGGACATCCGTGCTGAGATAAGCTTTCAGTTTTTCCACGATCACGATTTCATTCTTTCGATAATCAATCATGTTCGTTCACCGCCTTGCTTACATACTTCAGCGTGTATACCGCCACGTCTGCGTAATCCTCAAAATCCCGCTGTTCCTCCACGGTGTAGGTGTTTCCTTTGTATATCACCTGATATTCGCTCAAATCGCCGTGGAGCGGCTCTGTCAGGTACAGTTCCCGGTCTTGTGTGGTGTATGTTCCGCCTGAATCGTAGATTTTACGCTCAGACATCGGCACGATAGCGCCGCACATTTCCTTCACGGCTTCGCCGCCTTCTTCCCATTTTCCGGCAACATATCCGCCCTGCGTCCGGTGCAGGCAAAAAGTGACGCTGTATTTGCGGATCAGCCGTGTGAAGTTATACAGTTTCATCTTTTCACCTCATATTCAATGCCGTTTATCATATCACCGGATATGACAAGCGGATTGGTTTTTGCCGGGTCACGGGTAGGCCAGTCCTTCTTCGGCGGTTCGCTCAGTTCAAAGGCATAATCTTTGATGTAGTCCCGCACCTGCGTTCCCACTGTTTCAAAGTATTGTTCCGCTGACAGCTTCCCGTCCAGAACGTCCGGCAGCAGCCGTTCCGCCTTACGCAGCGCATCTTCCCGGTTTACGTCATATCCCGTTCGCAGGAAAGAGCGTTCCGGTATCACAATCTGCGTGGTGCTTTTCTTCAGGTGTACGCCGATCCTGTGCAGGTACGCCCTCATTTTCGGCGTAACAGGGATGGTGCATCCATACTCATGAATACCAGCCAACCATTGATGTTCTCCCTTGATAACGCCAACCTCCACGCTGATTCCGTCAAGGCTCTTTGCTGCCTGTTCCATCTGCTTTGTCAGGTCAACTTTGGTCTTCGTTTGGAAGCCCATCACTTCCACCTGCTTTTCGCCGTCACAAAGCGGTTTCTGCCCTTGTAGGCAGAGCCAAACAACTGCGATGCCAAATCAGCCAGAAAGAAGCCAGTCCCACCAGTGGTAAAGGACTGGCTCATTCCTCCAAGGCTTTCACTTGCAACGCCGGAAGTCTGGCTCATCAGGTCGCAGAACTTGACGGTGAACAGCTTCACGTTTGAGGGCAATTCCTGTTCCGGATCAATTTCAAGGGTTGTGTTCTCCTTGATCCAAGAAAGAGCGGCTTCAACCATCATCAGGGTTTCGCTGTCACTGGTGTCGATAGGAAGCCCCGTCAGGTTATACGTCATCCTTCTTCACCCTGCCCCTCTTCGGCTTTTCCACAGGCTTTTCAGCGGTCTGTTCCTCAGTTGCTTCCACAGGCTTTTCAGCGGTCTGTTCCTGCTGTGCTTTCTGTGCCGCCGCCCGTCTCCGCATATTCCAGAATGTAGCGGACATTTCTTGCCCTCCTTTCTATCATTTTCGTGATGTCACGAAAATGGTCAAATCTTGTGAACCAGAGCGGCAACGGGAACCTTCTTGTGGTTGGTAATCAAAGACCAGTTGCCGGGAGTGGCAAGCATGGCGTTGGTCGGATAGTAAATGCCTTCAGGATAGGAAGCATTCACGTTCCAGCTCAGACCACGAGGATGAATCACCATGCAGCGGCGGTTAATCAGGTAATCCTTCGCACCCAGCTTGTCACGGTCAGTTTCGGTGCTGATAAAGCCAGCGGGAGTGCCGTCCTGACGGATCAGAGCGCCGGAGCCAAGGAAATAGGTGGTGTAGGTGATGGAAGCATCCTTCGTCACATAGGACGTGCCAGCGGTCAGAGTAGCCTTGCAATGGGGCTGAATCTCACCGATATTGGCGGTAGTGACTGCAATAGCGCCGGAAGCGGAAGACTGTGCTTCGGTATAGGCGATATAAGGCATATCGTCATCCACCACCACACGATAACCCAGATAGGTCTGAATCTGAATCTGAAGCGTTGCGTCATACTCAGTTGCGATGTCCTGATTCTTCTGAAGGGCAGTGTAAACAGCACTGTGCATGAATACCAGACCCAGAGAAGAAGCATGATCGCCAAGCGCCTGCTTGGTGTCCAGAGCCGCACCCACAGAAATCTTGGCGGCATTTCCTTCACCGGAAGAAATGTCGTTCACATGGTTCTTCAGCGCACCGCTGGTGGGGTCAAGGATGCCCTTCAGGATGGACAGGTAAATTGCCTGCTCCTTTTCCAGCCACCAGTCAGCCACCAGATTGCCAATAGCCGCCATGGGATCAGAGCCGCCAAGCACACGGGACAGGTCGGTTGCGCCCCACGCCTTCTGACGCATCAGCAGGGTAGCGTTGCAGGAACCAGTGGTAATCTTGCTCACGCTTGCATCGCTCTCAGAGAACACATCGTCATCGCCTTCCAGCGCATCGAAATGCGGCATGGTGATGAAGCGTCCGCCCTGCGGAGTGCCGTTGATAAGCTGTGCCACAACGCCGTCTGCGGTTGCAATGCCGCTGCGAACCAGAGCGGACAGGGCAGTGGTACGATCCAGAGTGTAGGCCGTAAACTTGGACGGCACGATCTGCATATTGCTGTAAGTAGTGTAATCAGCCATTTGTTAAAACCTCCATTTTGCATAAAAATAGACACCCTTTCAGGTGTCTTTGTTCTTATTTTGCGGCAAGCGCCGCCGCCTGAAGCCGTTTTGCCTTTTCCGGGTCAGTGGCTTCCAGCTTCATTTGCTCCGTCAGGTTGAAATGCTCTTTGGTGTAAGGGTTCTTTTCATCGCTTCCGGAACTGCCTTTGCCCGGATTGCGTCCGGCTTCCTTGAAGGTCTTATCAACTTCCGATGCGACAAACTTTTTCACCAGATCGCCGAAGGCTTTCACACGGGAATCAATTTCCTTTTCGTCCGAACCCATAACAAAGTTCACAAGTTCCAGTGCCTTGTCACTTCCATCGTCCAGTCCAGCAGCCTTGATTGCTTTGACAGCGTAGAGCTTGTTCTTCTCCTTCTGGAATTCAGCCCGTTCCTGTTCAAACTGTTCCCGCTCCTGCTTCCGTTCCAGTTCAGCCCGTTCTTCCGCAGTCAGCTTTTCCTTCTTGATGGTGTCCAGTTCTTCCCGCAGGCGCTTGTTATCGTTGCCCAGCTTGTTTGTTGCCCGGTCAACGGCCTGCTGAATCAGCTTTTCGATGTCCGGCTTCTTGTCCTTGCCCTTATCAGGGTCAGGATCGGGATCATCCTCCTTGAAGTCCGGGTCAATCGCAAGCGCCATGGTCTTGAACTGCTCCTTCGTGATCTTGCCTTCGTCAAGCAGCTTCTTCAGTTCCTCGATTGTCATTGATAAAACCTCCATATATTGAGTTCTACGGCGTTTCTGCCATAGCCCACAGATTTATATTCAGAGTTCCGCAAAGCCGCCCCACGGCGCACACAGCGCCGAATAGAAGCCTTGCAGCCCACTGGAATACCGTTCGTTATTCGGCAAACACCCAGTCATCAGCCAGCATATCAGCCTGAGAAGCCAGCCAGCCCATCTGAACGCCGGATGTACCGCAAAATGCGATAGCCTTGTTCCCGATTGCGTCATGCTCAACGTTCACAAGTTCATCGCTTGCGGTCATGTAGCTGATTCTGGTAGCAAGTTCAATGTGCTGGTTCTTTCCGTTCCATCCTTTGCGCTTCACCTTCATTCCACGCTTGATGTACTTAATTGCTTCACCGAAAGAAAATGTAGCTTCACCGCCAAGCTGAGGGCAGTTGTTTTCGTTAGCAATTACCCATTCATCGGAACAGATGTTCATGGTTGTGTACTCAACAACCTGAGTTTCACGGATATCAAGAACAGTCCCATCCTTGCAGTGCATCATGATAGTCTGCTTTTCATCGTTCCAGTACCAATATCCGCCCCAAGACGGAAGCTTGATCTTTGCCCCACTTTTCATGGCTTTGAATGCTTCTGCGAACTTCATGAGTGTTCTCCTTTCGCTGATACCGTTATTCTTCGATTGCATAAGTTGAATATTCCTATTGCATTTTGCCGCCCATCGTCTGATTGATGTCGGCAAAGCCTTGATGTTCGTTGTATTCGGTATGATACTGGTCAAACTCAAACGCATCGTCATAGACTTCGATGCTGATGATGAACTGTCCGCCAGTATAGACCGTGCTGGGTGTCAGTGCTGCCGCTTTCAGATTAAGTGACATGAATAGCCACCCTGACCTTTCGTGTTTCAGGGGCTACCGTGTATTCCACTTCCAGCGTATAATCTCCGATTGCGGCAGGCTCAATCAGCGCCATGAATTCATTTCCGTCCACGATGCAGCTTCCTTTGTCGAATGTGACATCATCCGCATACAGTTCATACTTTGCTCCGGTGATGACCACAGGCAGATTGTCGCAGGACGTAGCCCTGAACTTGATGTACTTCTTTTCGCCCAGAATAAAATCACGCTGTAAAATAGCAATCACCCCCTGCCCACATACTCCATGCAGGTAACGTTCAGCTTGATCCGTTCCTCTTCAAGCCACACATTCCAGTCATCTTGCAGCTTTGCTTCCATGTCCGCTTCAAGCCACACTTTGATTTTGTCCGCAACAATGCGAACCTTTACGTTTGCACTGTTGTTCAGGTACAGAATGCCAGTCCAGAACGCCGTGTTTCCGCCATCGTCTTCACAGTACAGTTCAACGATGTACTGCCCGTCTTCCAAGTCTGCCGGAACCTTTGCTTCCCAAGCCTTCCATGAATCGCCGGAAGGGTAGAAGACCAATTCAAAAGAATCGGCCTTCCCCCATACTCTTGTTACCATCAGTCATCATTGACGGACACGGAAATCACATATGTATTTCCAGCATCCACAGGATTAGGCGTGATCGTGACGGACACAAATTCAGGCGCTCCGGTGTCCAGCGTGACGGTTCTTGTAACCGTGGTAGACTTGCCTGCGGCATCCGTAGCAACAACGGTGATGGTGTTGTCACCCTCATTCAGCGTGATGGTTGTGCTGAATGCGCCATTTGTACCGACCGTGACGGACTTGCCATTCACAGTGACGGTAACAGGGCTGGACGTTGCATCGTTGGTTGTACCGGAAACCGTGCAGGAAGCCGTGTTGGTAACACTGTTGTTCGCCGGACTGGAAACCGTCAGAGTAGGTGCAACGGTATCAATCGTGAAGGTAACGCTCTTCTGAACAGCGGCGTTGCCGTCATTGTCCTTTGCGTTGAACAGAACGGTGTGCTGACCGTCCGCAATGGCAGAAGAAGGCGTATACTCGCATTCATAGCCGCCCGTAATAGCCGTTTTGGTGATCCCGCTTGTAATGGCAGAAGCGCCATCGATCTTGACGCTGATCGTGCCGGAATTCACGCCGGAATCATCGTCCGTGACCTTCCATTTGATTGTCGGCTTGTTGCTGGTGATATAGGCGCTTGCGGTGGGGTAGGTGATTGCGATGACAGGTGCAACCTTCTCTTTGACAACCAACCGCAGCTGTTCGCCCAGCGTAGCATCAGACGAATCAACCGTGGTGATGTTCCCGGCATCATCCTCCGCCGTTACAGACACCGGATAATAGCCGCCGCTCTTCGTGAAGGAAGATTTGCTGGGCGCTGTCACGGTTGCTTCATACTTGCCCGTGCTGCTGTTCAGCGTCAGCGTGTATTCCTGCCCGTTGATGGTTGCTTTTACACTTTTAACAGACATTTTCTCAATCCTTTCTTGTTTTTTGGCATGAAAAAACCGCCCTTTCAGGCGGCAGTTCAACATATTTGCGCATGAAAAAAGCACCATGCTATTGCACAGTGCTTTAATATTTCGGCTGTTCTGTCAGTACGATAACAGCATAGTCCATCGGAACACCATCATTTCTTGCTTGTTCAATCATGGCGGTCATTTCATCAATGTCTTCTTTGGAATATCCGTATTCTGTTGCCATCTTTACAAATTCAGCTTTCGTCATGACTGTTTCACCGCCTTTTCAATGATTTCGCCGATTTTCCTTGCAATCTTACGGGGATTGCTGCTGTTCACAAATTCAGAGTAACCTTCAGCAATAAATTCCGCTATGCTGGAAGCGCCGTATTCAGAAAGCCCTTCTTTGATTTCACTCTTGGACATGGAACCCCACAAATCTTTCAGTTCTTTGTTATCACGGATTCCAGTTGCATAGTCGATTTGATGTGCAACTTCGTGGTCAAACACAGAAGCAATCGTATCACACGATTCAGGATGCCATTTGACTTCAACGCACCGTTTAAGGGACTTGATAAACGCTTCCGGGTTTTCTCCCCATTTATTGTTTATAACAATGCCGCTGTATTTATTTACAATATCGTTCGTTGAAGGCTTTCTACCGCTTGCGAAAGCGTATGTATTGCCATCAATACGCCCAACCGTCTTATTTGCAAACGATTTTGCATATTTGCTGTACCACGCATCGGATTGACCGGGATAACGTGTTTTCAGATCGTTCAGATAGAAGTCCGTCATTTCCTTTTTGAAGCGTTTGTTGCGCTCCTGACCGGAACCAACGAATTTCAAACGGTTTCTGATTGCAGGGCAGTAGTCAATTCCACGCTTGAACGCAGCATTCATTTCATTTGCGCACTGAATATCAACGCCCTTATAAGAACACTCAATGCCAAGGCTTGATTTTGCATACTGTTCAGCTTCTTTAATTGTCTTTGCTGGCACGAATTTTTCAGCTTCCATTTTAGAAGAATCTTCATCCGTTTTCAATACATTTCCAGAAAAATGCTTCCCGGTTGCCTTAAAAAATTCTTCATCGTCCATCAGCTGATAGCTGACATAGCAGCGGCAGTTGCAATCCTCAGCTGCAACGCCGCTCTGCTTCGGAGCCATCGTCTTTACGCCGCTTGGAAGGATGAATGGATCATCCATTTCCACAACCACGCCATTCATGCGGGAATGGGTATCACGAACGCTGCCGTCCCGCATGGTCATCCACTTTTTCACCATCCGCATACCGGACGAACCTTCTTGCAGCGCATCATTGAGATTCTTTGCGGATGCAAGATGTCCGGCTTCCCGCACACGTCCGACTTCGGTTCGTGCAATCAGGATTGCTTTCTTGTAATTGCCATTCAGCTTCCCGGCAATGCGGTCAGCCATCGTGTCAAACCGATCACCCACCGTCAGAGCCGTTGCAACCTCACGCTTGATGTCCCAGATGATATTCTTGTGGTTCTTTTCCAGCGCAACGTCCATGATGGTGTTGTCCACACTGGCCCATGCCGTTTGCGCTGTCGCAGTGTCAACGCCTTGGAAGAAGGCTTGCAGTTCCTTGCTGTCCTTTCCTTTCTCCACAGCGTTTCTAAGCCCGTCATAGGATAGCTGGTACATTTCCTCAACAGTCCGCTTGATCTCTCTGGAAACGTCAATGGATAAATCTCCAAGCCGTTCCTCAACCTCTTGCAAGAACCGTGCGTCCATACTCTTTGACCGCAGGATTTCAAAGGTCAGCTTTCCGTCTTCCGCAAGCTGATAGTATTCTTCAGCAACAAACTGCCGTGTTTCCTTCAGAATCTTTCGGTAAAGCTTCCTAATCTCCTTTTCGGCCTGCTGCTCTCTGTGATCCTCAATCCGGCGAAGCTGTGAAAAGTAATACTGGTAATCTTTCGCCATTGCGCACCTCCAATCGTGAAGAAGCGTTATTCTTCAACATCTTCTTCATCCTCAGAGCCTTCAGGCGGTTTCTTGTTCTTGTCCTGTTCGTCTTCCTGATCCTCTTTTGTATCCGTGTAAAGGTTCGGAATATCGTCCTTTTCCTCTTCAATCAGCTGCATGACCTCTTCCACATCATCCACAAAGGAATACTGGCTGAAGGCAATCCGCTTCGGCATACCGGAACTGATGATAGCAGATACCGCCTGTGCTTCGTTCTGAAGGTCAACAGGGAAGTTCCGCTTGAATGTGATATAGCACTGAAGCGGATCACATGGGATGCGCTTCTTTGCCCAGCAGCCAGCAAGCAGCTTGAACATATACACGCCAGCTGTAATCATCTTCGCTTGGAACATACCGCATTTTGCTTCAAGGCCAGTCAGCTTGAACTTCATAGCCACGCCGCTTGCGTTCTGGCTGAAATTCTCATCCGCCATGTTCGGCGTTTTACTGAATCTGTAAATGTTCTCTTCCAGACGTTCAAGATGATGCTCCGCAAAAGCGTCATTGATGTCCTTCGTGATAAAGTGGATGCTTCCCGGCTGGTTTCCGCTGCTAAAATACTGGAAAGCGCCTGTCCGCTGACCCTTTCTGATTTCTTCATCGTCCATTTCAACATTCTCAAACGCCATATAAGCATTTGCGAAGCTGTCAATTTCATTGTTTTCATCGGACACAGTGCGGTCATATGCGTCAATCAGTTCCATGACCTTTTCCACATCGCCCAGCATTTCAGAGTTATTGGGAATACCCTGAATGGCGCAGAAGCCGAACAGGTTCGGCATGGCCTTTTCCGGCTTCTCCGTCAGACCGCCAGCGAAGCCCTCATAGAAGCGGATTGTCTTTCCGTCATCGAATTCAGCCTTCCAGATTTCTTCACCGCCAAGGCCGATTGTCTTATAGTAGCGGATGCCGTATTTCGGCTCCATGATGCTTGTTTCCGACAGCACAATGGTTTCATAAGAGGGAAGCGCCATACAGCGTTCGTTTCCGTCTGTGTCGTGGTAGAACATCCGTCCGGCATATCCGGCGATAGCAGCAAACTTCGTGATGTCCATATCCACATCATACATATTGTTCCGTGTCACGAAATCAGAAAGTGCCTTGCTGGCTTCGTCTCTGGCTTCTTCGCCGCCCGTGTCTTCCTTGCTTTCCGCTGTGTCAGCATAGCTATAAACAGCAGGCTTTCCGGCGAAATAGCCCGTCTTGAAGTCCACGATCTCACCGAAGAAATCATTGTTGACTTTGTTGTTGACCGGGTTTTCTTCGTCAAACCGTGGAATCCGCTGGAAGATAGGAACTTCACCGTCAAGCACCTCATACCGCTTGTGCAGGTTCCAGTTGTACATTCTGTTTGCGGCGTGCTTGTCAATGATCTTATTCAGAAGTGCATCACTGATTCCCACACGGTCAATTTCATCAATTTCCGCCTGAAAATCAGGGTACAACTCATATTCGCTTCTGGGCATTTCTTTTCCCCCGTTTCTTCCTTGACGTTTTGTTGATATTAACAAAACGTCTGTCAAACATAACTTTTCCGTCAAAAGAAAATGTCAGCCCACATCGTTTGCAAACTGACACATCGTTTATTTTGATGAACTGATGGGAACACATAGCTTTACCATATCCTTTTGACTGCCTTTGCTTTCGGTCGCTTTCTCCATCCCTCAACGGAATAGCGAAGCGCCGCCATTGCATCATCCTGAAAGGGAACAGGTTCATCCAAGTATTCCCCGGTTCTTTCATCCTTCTTCCATTTCCACTGCTGCAATTCCTTGATGGTATTTACGCAGGAAGGGTGGACGTATATCTTCCGCTGCTTTAGCCAGTCTATCTGAGCCTTCACAGAACCAGCAGAACCGCCCTTGTCCACGCCGCAGGCACGGAACCCTGCTTTCATCCACATCTTGATTCTGTCCGGCTCTGCGGAATCACACCACATCTGTTTTCTGCGGTCGATCCCTAACCGATCCGCAAGCTGAATCAGTTCATTGGTGTCCTTCTCGAATTCATACAGTTCCTTCGTGATATACAGGTCATCGTCCTTGATACCAACGGGAAGGATGACGTTTGCGTGGTTGAAACCGAAGTCCTGACCGTTTGCAAAATCGTCATAGTCTTCCGGATTCTGTGAAATCTCTTTGACTTCCCAGTTGTGGAGAATCAGACCGCCAATTTCGCCCCATTCTCCAAGGCCGTATATCTGATAGCCTTCAGGATCAACCGTCTTACGCCGCTCCATGCGCTTTCTGTACGCATCATCAATGAAGCGGTTCATCAGGTAGGTGGAATGGTGTGTCAAAACATTGTCATCTGGAATGTCAAAAAAAACTTTCTTGATCCAGTGGTTCTTATTCACCGGATTGAAAGTCAATCTGATCTGATAGAATTGTCCGTCAGGCAGTTCACCACGCAGACGGTCATCAATGATTTCAAGGTCAGCCTGTGTCAGCTCTGTTGCTTCCTCGCACCACACGTCCGTCAGCTTGCCTTTCTGGAAGGTGATGGACTTCAGCTTTTCACGCTGCTTGTCATCGTTCATTCCACGGAATATGATCTGGTTGCCATTGGCTTTGCAGGTCAGCTTCAGCGGGCTTTGTGTGATTCTCCAATACCGTTCCGCCTTATCGCCAAACATCCGGTAAATAGCGCCTGTCAGTTCAGCAAAGGTGCTGTCACGGTTTGTAATGTCGGATTTGCGGATGCAAACAAGGTTCCTGCCCCTGTCACGCATCAGCCGCAGAATGTAGTTCTGCGCCGTGTCAACGGATTTTCCGCTACCTGCCGACCCTTTCATCACGATATAGCGTTTCTTGCTTCGGTCAACTTCCTTGAAGCATGGATTTGCTTTGACGCTGATGTTCATTCGTCATCATCCCCGTAATCAACAGTGATGTTCAAATCCATATCAACTTCCTGCTGCACCTTGTCAACAAACAAGCCCTGCATTTTCCCAAGCGTATTGATTGCACTGATAACATCTTTGATTGCAGGCTTTTTGTTCATTGTTCTTGCTTCAGACATAAAATCGCCAACAGATTCAACAACAATAACTTCTTCATCCATCTGCTGACGGATAATGTTTGTCAACGCTTGCTGCATTTCTGTCACATCGGCAATGGAAGCGTTCTTGATTTCTTCTGCCAATTCAGCAAGTCTTTCTTTTACCTTAGGATTTCTTAATAATTGACTTGCGCTTGCATCTGCTGACGCTTCATTCTTGCATTTATATCCTGCTTTCAAATATGCCTGTCTTTGGTTTCCTGACTTGGCATATTCAAGGCAGAACTTTTCCTGTTTGACTGATAATGCCAAGTCATTCACCGCCTTTCGCTATTCGTACTTTTTTGCAGCCATCATGTGATATGACGGATCGTGCAAGTGCTGTTTTGTATGACACTCATGACACAAGCATAGAAAAAGCCCAATAGAGAAGTACCCTATCAGGCTTTCTTATTATGTCAGTATAACAATATCACAGATTCAATATGAAATTCTATGAAATTTACTGCACACTTTCATTTTTTAGTAGTTCATTTACGGTGTGTAATGCCTTACCATGAATATTGCATACGTTTCTGTAAGACATACTCATTTCACTTGAAATCTGTTCAAATGATTCATACTGTATGTATCGCTTATAGAGAATATCAAGCTGATCTGGATTTTGAATCTTTTCAAGAACTGCGATGACCTCTTTTTTCTTTTCAACATATTCATCCACAGACTTGTCAATTTCATTGTCCAGATCAATAATCTTTGCAACAGCATCACCCATCTTGTCCTGATTGCCGGAACCAGAAACGTGTTCGGCGGATAGGGAAGAAGTGATCTTCAAGGCCAGTGCTTGCAGACGTGCCTTTTCTTCCAGCTTGTTCTTGATGTGGATGTCACACAGCCTGACTTGCTTCAGGAAGTCCTTTGCAGCATTGCTTTTTTCAGCTTCCATTGGTTTCACCCCCATTGCACGAATTCAAGTCGGACTTTGCCATTTTTACCAGTTCAACCAGATCATAAAATTTTCGGGGATCAAGGCCAGTTTTCCGCTGGATTGATTCAAGACGGTATCTGATGGAATTATAGTGCATATACATTGCCTTTCCTGTATTGGTACAGTTCATGTTGTTGGCAGCGAAGGAAAGAATAAGTTCAAAATCTTGTTCATCCAGCTTTCCTTTCATCTGATTTCCACCCCCATTACTGGTTCCCATACTTGATTTTCTTCAATTCTGGGTATCTCTGACTGAATGGGAACAATTCCTGTTTGCCGTTGATAATCTCTGCAAGCACTCTGTCCATATGTTCCTGATACACGTCCGCTACTGTACTCTTGCCGGGTTTCCTTCCATGCTGCACACAAGCGCATGATCCGGTTATAGCCCCATTCCTCTGTTTGATGCAGGGTCATTTGAAGCGTATCAGCCATGTACTGAATCATCAGCAGTTGTGCGGTTTCCACTTTGTTCTTTGCGTACCGTTCGGCAAAGGCAATCATTCCGGATTGTTTATTCGGCATTACCGCCACCGTCCTTTTCCAAGTAAGGCTGAATGGAGCGCATTCTCTTCCCACATCTGGCGCACTTGTAGTTATACAAGGCATCGCAACTGCCTACGCCGTCATAGGTATAGTCAACTCCAATTTGTTTCCAGTCATGCCGCTCGCACGGGCAAAGCCTTTCTTCCAGTTCTTCCACACGATATGTCAGACGGACTATTTCGGCTTTCAGTTTTCGTTTACCAAACATCAGGATTCACCGTCTTTCTGTTCTCTCGGCAGTTTAACAATTTTTCCATCGGTTAAATCATCAGTGCCAAGCTGATAAGATACTAATTGCATTCCGCTTTTTGTATACTCAACGCCATTGAAGAAACCGCAGATAATTCCGTCAGGAATATCAAGCGTGATTTTCATTGATCGTCACTTTCCTTTCGTTCGCCGTAGGAACAGAAATCGTCATTTGACATGGCACGATTAAAAAGTCCGCCCCCGCCAATTTCCCCGATTTCTTCATTCATGTATTTGTAGACACGATGCTTGCAGTCCTTGCACCGCACTACCGGGGCAACATCGGCAGCTGGCAATTTCTCCAACATCTGCGCCGCTTTCTCAAAATACGGGGCAGAGTCCATCAAAACCGCCATGTTTGCTTTTGCACGCAAAATAGACACTCCCGCACTGCGCTCAATGTATTCAGCCATGGTCAGCACCTCCATCCATAATCTCCTGTGCCACCAATACATCAGTCAGGAATTCATCAGGAATATAAATTCCTGCTTGCATACAAACCGCATACTGCACTTTTGCAATGGAATAAATGCTGCTTCCCTGCTCTTGCATTGTTTTTGTCAACACTTTCAGCAGATTTGCAACGCCATAGTGACTTTGCGGGGATTTGCTTCGTTTTGACAATTCTGCTTTTTGAATTGTCATTGCCTGTTCCGCCTTTTTCATGAAAACCTTTTTCCTTTCCGCAAAATAGCCTTTGAATTCATCAAATAGCGTGATAAAATTCCCGGTAGAAATCATGGCAAGTTTAATGTCACCGCCATATTTCTTTTCTAAATAGGCATCCCTAATTTGATTTTCATGTTCATTGAACCAAACCCATGCCATTCTTCGTGTGCTTTTTATCCGTTGACCTCTTCCGCAAAACAAATTTATCGGTATAAATCCCCAGTCTTGACGTAAATAGTTGTCAATCTGAAAGTCCTTCAATGGGCGTTCAGGTTTAGGGTGTCCTTTCAAATATACAAGGCCATCCAAGTTCTTTTCTTTACAGCAAGCTGTATAAAAAGAATTTCGACACAGTTCTTCAAGCATCACACCACTCCGTCCATCTTGGCCCCGCATACAGGGCAGTAATTCCAGTTGTTCAGGTGATACTCGCTCTCTGTCAGTGCGCAGCCGCAGTTGGTACACCTGACGGCTGTGGAACCACTCGGAAACGTATATCTCCCGGAATCATCCCACCGCCCATGCACCCCGTCAGCCCTCCTGTTCCATTCCTTGACAGCATCTTCTTTTGTATGGCCTCGCTTTGCACCGGCCCCACATCGCTGACACTGTGAGAAGTACCGATAGTACAAATACTCGTTATCATCCGCAAGTATCTCTACGCCCTTATATCCGCAGAACGGGCACGGTTTTAACTCAGCCATCAGTTTTCACCCCCATCACCAATCATCATGAAGCCGCTCTGAAGCTGCTTGATCGTGTCTTGCAAGGGAAGTGCTACCTGCTGCCGTGTCTGTTCACGCTTTGCAAGGATTTCATAGCACTGCCGGAAATTTGCCCGTTCAGCCATCGGATTTTCAGAAACGCAAATGTTTCTGAATCCAAGACGTTCAACAACCTGCCTTGTCAACGGTGTGAAGCTGTCCATAGCGCCTTTCACGTTATACATACCGTGCTTTCTGATTGCCCTCTGAACTTCTTCCCAGCCTTCACCCCAATCAGGAATGTCACCGTTCTGAACGTTGGCAGACAGTTCCCGGATGTCTGCAATGGAAGGTGACCATTTGTTTGTAGACACCCATTTCCGCAGTGAAGCTTCAGCAACAGGGAAGGGGATGTCTTGCAGTTCACGGAACCACAGTTCCATTGCTTCCTTGTTTGGAAGAATTTGTTCACGTGGGTAATATGTACGGATTGCAGAAGCGAACAGGCCGAATTCACGTTTGTCCATTATTTCCACCCCCTCTTTGACCAAGTTTTTTTCTTTGTTGCTGTAACAGCCCTTACTTTGTAATCATCGAAATCATCCTGTTCCGTTTTTGCCTTGTTGATTATGCTGGTTTCGGCCTTATAAGTGCTTTTCACGGAAAGATACTTCTCACAAGTGCTGTGACATCCAACGGTTCTGTCAGCGCAGTCTTTACAAGGATAATTCATGATTCACTCCATTCCGCAGCCATCTTGTAGAAATCATCCAGTTCTTCAGCTTTGGTCTGCTTGTGGTATGTCTGCTGCTGTCTGACAGGCTGTGCAACCTGATCTTTCCTTGCCCAGTTTCTGATTGTTGCGTAGTGGCTCTTATAAGCCTTTCCGGTAGATGCAACATAGGAAGACAAGCGTTCAATACGTTCCTGCCAATCAGGATATTCAGCTTTCAGCTTGTCCAGTTCTTCATCAGTCAGCAGAACGTTGTTATATTCGCCGTGTTTGTGCTTGATGGGCTTTTTAGAATTACCTTTAGGTAATTCTTCTTTTTCTAATTCTTTATCTTCTTCTATATCTATTGCGTTACTCTGCGTTTCTGTAACGTTACCAGTAACATTACCTTGTAAAAGCTTCTGTTCTGCTCTATGCTTCTGAACCCTTTTTCTTGTTTGCTCACGGATTCTTTCCATGCCCTCAATGTTCTGATGCTCTGTCCACCCAGTTACAGCAAGAAAACCATTGCTGTTGGTCTGGATCATGCCAAGCTGTTCAAGTACATTTAGGGCAAGCTGTACCGTGGATTCTTCAAAGTCCAGTTCATCAGCAAGCATTTTGGGCGTGTACGGAATGTTCTCTGTCAAAAAAATCATGCCGCCTGAATTGCAACGTCCAGCCAGTGTCAGAAGCATTACCCATATCAGGACAATGCTGTTGCCGTCAGGAAGCCGCCGAAGGTGTTTGATTTTCCTGTTGTCGAACATATCGGTTGTGATCTTGATCCATTTCACATCAGCCATTCTTACCACCCCCGCCGACATATTCAGGACAAGCGGTGATGTGGTAGGTTTGCAGAAATCTTTTCTGATTTTTAGCAGCTCCGACATTCAGCATGATTTTTTCTGCCGTCCATCCGGGAACAGGCTCAAAGTTTCTTGACCATGAGCAACCACCACACGCCTTGTCACAGTCAAAGCAGATATTTGTCTTTGATTCATACGGAACAACGAATTCTGACAAAGCCATCAGACTTCACCCCTTGAATACTGCCGGAACTCCGTTTCGTTTATCATCCGAAGCCCCTTCACGTTGTCACAGGCGGCAAGTTCAGGATGATGCTGCTGAACCTTCTGCCGTGTCCGTCTGACGGTTTCAGCGTTCGGAACGCCCATAGAATTGACGTAAGGCAGGAAGTCCTTCACCGGAAGGGAAATGTAGTCAACACCGTCCTGCGCTCCACGGACTTCCAAAACCTTGATGTAAAGATAACCGTCATTGTTTCTGGCTCTTGTGTCATTTTCCAGAATGGCTTTTACGATTTTGGTTGTAGGCTTCAAATCGTTCATCGTATCACCCTTTCTTATGTTTGGTGGAACCTGCCCCACCGTAGCAGGGCAGGTGTCCTGTTTAATTAGATGTCGCAGCGTCTGGAAGGAACGGAAGTACCAGTCACAGGACAACCGCCGTTGTAGCCCAAACACCGCTTGCAGAACGCCTTGTGACCGTCCTTCGGATAGTTGGTGGTAGGATTCTTCGTAGACTTGTGATCCACGGCCTGATTGCTGACCTTATTCTGTTTCATTTTTCATTCTCCTTTTCACAAGTAATCAGTTCCGAATAGGGAAGCGATTCAATCCAATGGCAGAAATCACGCCATTCATCCAGCTTGTGATTCTTCCGGCTCTTGTACATATTCGCAAGAACTTCATAGTTCAGCATGACCGTCCGCTTCTGGTTGTAGGAAGAGGGAAGCAGCTGAATCATCTGCCACCAATAGCGTTTATCTTTGGTTTCAATGAATTTTGTTCTCGCTCTGTTCAAAAGCGGAATAATGGTATCGTCCAAGCAAGCCAGCCACCCAGTCTCTAAGTGTTCATCGGAAAAATCTTCATTGGCAAATTCCTTTGCGTGAATCTTGTGCATGGTGGAACAGGAATTCATTTCAATATCGTATTCCAAATAGTCTTCAGGAATAGTGAAAACGTCCGGTTCATCATCTCCAAAACGCTTTCCGGCACGATATGTCTTGAACTCTTTCCACCAATACAGCGGTGCTGTCAAATCAACATAGACCGTAATCATCCGCATGAACTTGCGGTCAGCAGTTCCGGCGTTGCGAAGACGCTTCATCAGGTCAAAATCCTTTTCGCCGATGCAGAACACATCATCCCGGAAATCTTCAGGTCTTGGACATTCGCCGCTGATACTCACACGGCAATCTTCAAAGCCACCACTGCCCTTGCAAAGTACGCTGTCAGACAGTTCCCATGAATTCATTGGATTCCGCATTCCACGGATAGCGGGTTCCCATCCATGGACTTCTGTATGTTCAATCTTAATCACGTTTTTCACCTTCCAATTCAGCAAGCTTGTCCTTGATCCATTCACAATACATGAGCGCATCAACCAGTTCTTCTTCAAGGTACGTCAGACGGCCTACAATGCCCATAGGATTGTTTTCAAGCCCTTGGCCGTATGTTTCCATACCCTTTGCCCTCTGACGCTCTGAAAGCTTGCAAATGCGTTCCCAATAGGGATTATCCATGTCAGCCACGCCCTTCCCATTCAGGACAGGAATCTTCGTATTCCGTCCAATCCGTGCAATATTCGCTGTCAGAATTGACGCACACCCAACCATCATCAATGCTTTCGTGGTGATGGTATTTGCAGGTTCCACAACACTGTTCCATGCTGTCACATCCTTCCAGTGCTTCCGATGCCGCCACGGTCTTCATTGCCCAGATGGTCAACTTCCATCAGGTGAATCATGGGCTGATGCTTGATGATTCTGAACTGGCAAATCCGTTCGTTCTTGTGGATGAATGTGTCTTTGACAGCGTAAGCAGGGAAGTGCCATTCATCGCCATCCCCCTTGTAGCTTTCATCAATGATGCCGATGCTGTTTGCAAGGATGATGCCCAGCTTCTTGAAGGTGCTGCTTCTCGGAGCCACAAGGGCTTCATAGCCCTGTGGAAGCTCCATTGCAACGCCCAGCGGGATCAGCTTGAATTGACCGCTGTCAATCATGACATCTTCAGCAGCACGAAGATCAATCCAGTCACCAACGTTGAACCGCTCAATCTTCTGAACGCCACGCATATATTTGATTCTGATAGTCTCCATGAATCTATGTATTCCTTTCAAATCTCTTGAATTTGGATGTGGTGAAAGTACAGCATCATCTTTTTCTTAATCCTGTATGCTTCCGTCTTATAGCCTTTCACATCCTCAACCACCTGAAATCCAAGCCTGTTTTTGTATGTGAAATCAGCGATATACGAACATTCCCGTTCAAGAACCTTGCCTTTTTTAAAGCAACCGTTCTTGTTTATCTCACAGCACGGTTCACGCTGTGTTGGAATCAGCTTGAACTTGATCTGACGCTGAAGTTCCGTAATCTCTCCGGCTCTTTCAAGCAGCTTCAGTTCCTTCCAGCGGTTATATTCCTTGATGGAATCAAAGGATTCTCCATCCCGTGTGATTTTTCTGCTATGGTATTTACTCAATGACCATCATCCTTTCAGAACGGAAATGTTATATTTCTTTGCTCCATCATCCGACCTCATTAGAACGGAAAAGAATCATCATCTTCGGCTTCAGCAAATGTCTGATTCACACGGTCATTCAGTGCGTTGAAATTGTCAGCCACGGGAGAAGCTGTTTTGTTCTTCAAGGGCTTGTCCTTCGGAAGCGTGAAATCTCCGCTTCTCACACTGTCAACAGAAATAGCCCGGAAGGGACGAACCGCCCAGCCAGTCTTTCCTTCATACTCCCATTCCTCATTGCGAAACAGGATGCCAACCAGCTTGCCGGAAAGGGACGCTTCATCCCAATTCCACTGATAGCCGGGATTGGACTTTTCAAAGGATGTGACCATGCCCTTGAAGCTGCTCTTTGTCCATTCGTCCTTTTCGCTTCCGTCATCCTTCGGAATGAACTGACGCAGAACGCCCTTCCACTTCTTGTCCATTCTGGTGTTTGCCTTGAAATCAGCATCGAAGAACCCGGCAAACTCACCTTCAGCAATATCAAACAGGATGCAAAGCTGCTCACCGTAGTCGTTGGACTGGATCACGGCACGTCTGACCTTGCAGACGTAAGCGCCAAGGGGAAGCTTCGGACGGTCAGTGAATTCCTGCACTTCGTTCCAGTTATTAGGCTTTCTAATCATTGTTCGTTCTCCTTTTCATTCAGTTCATAATATTCACGGATCGTCTGATCCACGGATTTCAGGTCATTGTCAATTACAGCAGGGAACATATCCATCGGACTTTTCGCCGTTGTGAAGCCATCTGACTGCGTAATGAAACTGTGCTTCTTTCCGTCTGTCACACACATCAGGACGATGGAAAACAGCCCTTCCAAGGTCAACTGACTGTCAAGCATCTTGCCCATTGTCTTTGCTTTCACCTTGCCTGTGTTGCTGTCAGCTTCCACATGATGCAGGAAGTAGACAATGACATCAGGCGGTGTCTGCCGGATCACAAACTGCACCAGATTGTAAAAATGCAGTGCAAAATCTGTGAACTTTCCAAAGCCTGTTTCCTTGGCTCTGCTGAAGGATTCAAAGCACATCAGGTATTGACTATCATCAATCACGAACGCTTTCTTCTGGCTCTTGCTGATACCGTCCATAATCACGGCATAGTCAGAAGTGGCTTTCTTCGGCAGCTTCTTCTTGAAGGGAAGCGGCTTTGCAGCAACGTTGAAGATACTGACATCTTCAGGTTCAAAATTGCGAAGGCTGGCAGATTTACCACTGCCGGATTCACCCAAAACAAGAACAGGAATGCCCACTCATTCCACCCCTTTCATTTGATCTGCACGTTCTGGTTCTCAACCAGATGACAGCCAACCACGTTCTGACCATCTTTCAGCAATGCCTTGATTGCTGTCTTGTTCGGTTCAACCGTGGTCTTTTCTCTCAACAGGTCAGCAGGAAGCAGCGATACATCTTCAACTTCCACAGTTTCAGATTTTCGGAAGCTGACCGCACATTTCGCCGTGCTGAACTTCTGACCTTCCAGAGCGTTTGCAAGCCACTTCTTCAGGCTGTCGGCCTTTGCCGTTGCGGCCTTTTCACGCTTGTCAAAGGCTTCCTTTTCGGCCTTGAAAGCCAGAGCGTCAGCCGGAAGGTTCTTGATCCAACAGGCCACGCCTTCAACCTTCTGATCTCGTTCCATCTGAAGGCGGTCAAGCTGTTCGGAATCAATGACTTCGCCTGTTTCCATATCGATGCAGGAAAGAATTGCTTGGTCAATTTCATATAAATTTGCCATGTTCATTTCTCCTTTTTTGAATCTTTCATGATCTGCTTCCAAAGGTTGAAAGCACGGATGAACTCTTTCAAATCGGTTTCAGTCCTTTCTAAGATTGCAGCAGTCTTCTTTGTTGAAGTTCACGCATTCACGCCAATAGTCATAATGTTCTGTCACATCCTCGCAGACGGACACTTCACTGAAGCCTGTCACTTTGGACAGGTATTCAATTTTCTTTTCCAGTGGCAGGTGTTCATAGCCGGATTGCTTCACCGTGTATTCCGAATAGTCCAACGGCAACCACTTCTTGATCCAGTGGTTCACACGCAGAAATTCCACGATGACCTTTTCACAGCGGATGTTGTTCAGTCGTTCAAAGTCCACAAATTGTGGAAGGAAAGGGGATAGTCTGACAGCCACATCAAATCCAGCGTCATACAGCGTTTCAATGGCCTTGATTCTGCGTTCTGTGCTGACTGCCTTTTCACATGGAATCCAAGTGGTGCTGATTTGGATGTGTGCAAGCTGCTTGTCCAGAATGTCCATGTATTCACATACCATGTCAGACTTCGTGACAATCAGATAATGAATACCACGCTTGTTCAGAAGTCGGATTGTCCCCGCCGTGATTCCATACTGTTTTTCAATCGGCTGGAAGCAGTCTGTCATTCCACCCATCCGAACGGTGTCACCCGGCTTCAGCTTGTCAATCTTTCTGCTGATTCTTTCGATGTCCGCAACAGACGGTGCTTTTGCATCCCACAGGCCACGGAAATTAAGAAGGCTCTTTGCGTAGCAGTAGGAACAATCGTGCTGACATCCGCAGCCGTATGTATCAAGCCGCTTGTTATAAAGGCGCTTGCTTCCTTCGTTTCCCTTGACCTCTTTGTAAAAGCTTTTGAACTCTTTCATTGTGCTGACCCCTTTCAAAATGATTGGGATCAGGAAAGCTGCCTATCATTTCTTTTCCGTTGCTTATTCCTCGCAGATTTCAACGATGTGCTGACACAGTTCAGAGGGAATGACACTTCTTTCTTTGCTACCCTTCAATCCCTGCGTCCCTGTTTTCGCCCCTCTTGGCGCTGCCGCATGGCACGGAGAACCGTTCTTGCACATCGGCTTGAACTTCGGCGCTGGATGGTTCGTCCAGATGTCTGTCGGCTTCATCCTGCGCTGTTCAACAGGCTTGTCCAATTCGTATTGGCAATATGTAACGGTGTAGCGGGGAAGACCCTGCATCCATGTCATCTTCCGCATACCGCCCCTTGGATTTTCGATGAACCAGTATTTAGGTTCCAAAGCGGCTATCAGTTCAAGAACGTGCTGATCGACCGCATCACAGAACTTCGCATATTCGCTGACCGGATCAAGATTCCCTGTCACTGGATTCTTCCTTCTGTGATGACTGATTGCCGCAATGCTGAACGTAGTGCAATCAGGCGAAGCCCAAATCACATCAGGCTTTCCGAACTTTTCAAGAATGTCCGCTGCCGTGACGTTCAGAATGTCGGCATACAGGTCAATGTTTTCAAAGTCCTTGTCCCATTCCACGCTGAAGACTTGATGCCCATTTGCTTCAAAAGCTTTGCCGATGCTTCTTGTTCCGGCGAAAAGTTCCAAAACCTTCATTCTATGTAATCCTCCGTAAACTTTCGAAACTGGCTTTCGGCGCAGTCTTCACAGTACGCAAAACCATTGATGTCCCAATAGTGTTCATCCTGAATTGGTTGACTGCACCAGCAGCACACAGGCCGTTTACGTAGCCACGCCGTTTGTTCTGCGTCCCATCGGTTGAAGTCCGCTGCCGGATCATCAGTCCTGAAAATCCTCATAGGGATCACCACCGATGGATTCAATGTATTCATAGCCGCTTTCAAGCGGTTCATCGACCCATGCCTTGACAAGCATGGTGCAGAGCAGCATCCAAAGCAGAACAAGTGCAACCACCATGAAGGCCGTTCGCCACATATCACGCTTCCGCTGATTTCTGGCCTTGCGCTTTCTTTCGTTGCTCATTTTCACGCTTCCTTTCGTTCATCATCACTTCTTTCAGAAGGTCAGCCGCAGCCTTTTCAGCAATCTTTCTGCGCCGTTTAAGTTCTTCTTCCGTCAAATCAGGAATATGAACCCTGACTGTCATTCCCGGATAATGAAAAACCCTGACTTCCTTGTAAGTGTCATCCTTTGCCAAAAGACCACGCCCTTTCAGTTAGTCTTTTAACCTATGCATCAGCAGCTTGTCTGAATGTCCGATTCTTCCGGGATGTCCTTGAACAGCAGTTCCAGCGTGTCCAACGTCCAGCCTTCCTGCATCAGTTTTTTCCCTCGCTTTTCCAACCATCGGAGATCGGCAAGGTATTTCCGCTTGCGGTGAATTAACCGCTGTTCCTTCTGTGCCAGCTTCACGGCATCCGTCTTCTTCAGCCGTTCAATTTCTGCGTCCACCAGTTCTTCCGGCGTAAATTCACGCTTCATCGGTCAAGCTCCTTTTACAGTGGCGTGTCTAATTTAGACACTTCTGGTGCAAAAAAAATACGGTCAACCATATCACTGTCAAGTCCGTATCTTGCCTTGATTTTGCTGATTTCACCCTGCTTGAATTCTGTGCCGTTTTCGTTAATCTTATTTGAAACACTCTGTTCAGTGATTCCAAGATAAGCGGCAAGTGAAGCATTTGTGTCACCATTGCGAATCATAATGCTTCTAAGAAGATTTTTGTCCATATTTCCACCATCCTTTCTCCGACCTGCCATCATCAGTGTAAGGCGGTCAACCCTTACAGACAGGGCATAAGCCCTGTTTCGGCTTGTGCTATTATCCTTTGAACACTCTTGCTTTGAACGTAAATTCCTGATACTGTGAAATTTTGTCATCAAGTTCTTTCCGCTCAAATATAGTTCTTTCTTTGCCACCATCCTCAATCCAAATCCATCTATTCATAAAGCTTTTTTGAATACCTTCTTTTTTATAAGCATCGTTCATGCAGCGGTCAAAAAATTCTTGATATGTCATGCCATAAACAATATCTTCTGCAAAAGATTTAGCTGCTTCGCAATTTTCAGCACTAAGTACAAGACCAAAATATCTTTCTTTTCCATATCTGCCATGACTGCATCGACCCATGACTTCTACTTCATATTGTTTCATTTTTAATCCGTTTCTGCCCTCGTGACCTCCGGGGCGGGTTGTCAGTGTTATCAGCCAACTTCTTTTTCGGTCAGTTTCCAATCCCAAGGATTGCAGTCAGTGTGCTTGATGATGTAATCAAACACACGGGAAGTTTTGACCTTCATCGGATTGACTTTGTAGCCGTTGCACCGGAGATCGTGGATGAAGTCGGCCTTTGTCCGGTATTCCTGATTGGTAATAAAAATGGTTCTGTCTCCATCCTTAACAACTGCGCTGAACTTCTTCATTTCTATTTCCTCCCGGCCTTGTGGCCTATGTGTCTGAACCAGACACCATTTTGCAAAAAATATATTGGCTTTCGCCACACGGTGTCTTTTTAAGACACCAATACTATACTACAATAATTTTTACTTGTCAATAATCTTTTTAGAAATCTCCTAAAAAATAATTGATTTTCCAGACACTGCGGTGTATTATTAAGACACGGAAGGCGGTGATACAAAATGCAGGATGTAGGGAAGCTTATTAAAGAAGCAAGGCTTGCAAAAGGATTGACACAAGAGGAACTTGGAAATCTTGTTGGTGTTCAAAAATCAGCTATTGCCAAATATGAAAACGGCAGAGTTGTCAATATAAAAAGAAGCACATTGCAAGGTTTGGCAAAGGCTCTGGATTTAAGAGGTTCTGATTTAATTGACGAAGAAATAAAAAATGATCCCAAAGCAACAGGCGAAAAAATCGCCGATATGCTTCGGAATCAAGATTTATTGGAAATTATGGAATTATATATGTCCTTTAATGACGAAAAAAGAAAACAGGTTAAAGATTTTATGCTTTTTTTGTCTAAGTGATACTATCAAATTCCAAAAAAGCGTTTGATGAAAGCAATAACAAATGTCTGCTGCTCTTCAGACAGCATTTCCAATAAAGCAATAAGTTCTTTCGTCATAATAATCCAATTCCTTTCATTTGTTGATAAAGAACAAATGTTCTGAAGATTATCCTACAATAGTATTCGGGATTGCACAATACAAATTGACATATTCGTAATATTGTGCAAATTATAATGATTCGCTTGTGTGGGGATGCCGTGCCACTCGACACCCCCACACACGGAAAGAAATGACAGGCCATTCCTGACCCGCTTTCAGGCTATCATTCCATATGCCTGAAAACAACATTGGTTCAGCAAGTATCTGCATGGTAAAACAAGTATTCGACACGGTTCAACAAAATTAGGGGAAATGGGGAGTGAAAATGTTTGAAAAGTGCATCAAGTGTAGCCACCTTGGAAAAGACTGTATTCCTAATGTTTGTTCGTTTCCAATCGAAGATGTCAACGAATGGGCAATCAAGCTGAAGGCATACAGGGGAATCACCAACGCTGAACTTTCAGAACGTTCCGGCGTTCCGAAGGGCACGATTGATATGCACTTTTCCAAAAAGAAAAATCACTACCCTGATGTAAACTATTCCACCTTTGCACCTGTGTTCTGTGCTTTGATTGGAAGCCAAGACATAAAGTGTCCAAAGGATAAGCTTGACGGAAATGTGGAAGATGTTGACCATGTTATCAGGGAAAGCCAGAAGAAGATTGACTATCTGAAAGAGATAGCAGCATGGAGATTGAAAGCAATTACTATATTAAGCTTTGCCCTTGGAATAACGCTTGTAACTATCATTATCGCTTTACTTATAGACAAGCTTAACCCTGATCTTGGATTCTTTTGGTTTGGAAATTAGTTAAAAAAGAAAGGACGATGAAATGTGTATTATCAGCCGAAAATAGACTTCAAACCTGAAGAAGTCATAGATTATTTGAGAAAGTCACAGTCTGATGATCCACTATTGACTGTTGAAGAAGTCCTGTCAAAACATGAAGCCATTCTGGATGAATGGGCGGAAAAAAACCTCGGTGGGGTAGTGCCAGAAGAAAACAAGTTCCGGGAAGTCGTTTCCGGCGAAACCATCAGCGGCAGGCCGGAGATTCAAAAGGTTCTGCGTCTGATCGAATCTCCGAAATACAAGGCCGTGAAGGTAGTGGAACCGCAGCGTCTTACCCGTGGTGACTTGGAAGACATAGGGCGCTTGATGAAACTTCTGAAGCACACCAACACGCTTGTCATTACGCCGCCACGCATTTATGACCTGCGGGATGAATACGATTGGGACGCTTTTGAACGGGAACTGAAGCGTGGTAATGACTATCTGGAATACACGAAGAAGATATTGAACCGTGGAAGGCTTCTGTCTGTCAGCCAAGGAAACTATGTCGGCAATACGGCTCCATACGGCTATGACAAAACCTTTGTCACAGAAGGGAAAAGAAAATGCCCGATCCTTGTACCGAACAAGGAAGAAGCTGAAGTTGTCCGTATGATGTTTGATTTGTACGTCAACAAAGACATGGGCTGTCAAAGCATCTGCAATCAGTTTGATAAAATGGGAATTAAACCGCCGAAAGGGGAACATTGGTCAGCAAGTGCCATGTCGAAGATGCTTGAAAACATTCACTATATAGGGAAAGTGAAGTGGAACCATCGGAAAACTCTGACCATTGTTGAAGAAGGGGAGTTCAAGAAAACCCGGCCTGTTGCAAAGATTGGCGAATATCTGATCTATGACGGCAAGCATGAAGCCATTGTGCCGGAAGACCTGTTCAACGCTGCACAGGCGAAGAAGGGCCGGAACACCCGGCAAAAGCCACACACGAAGATAAGGAATCCGCTTGCAGGTCTGCTGTTCTGCCAGTGCGGAAGGGCAATGTCATTGCGGACATACACGAAGAACGGCGTGGAACGCTCTGCACCACGGCTTTTGTGTGACGGTCAATCGATCTGTAAAACAACGTCCTGCAACTATGATGAAATCATCGAAAAAGTAAAGGACACCCTGCGTCAGTGCATCTATGATTTTGAAGTCAGAATCAAGAATGATGATGGAAATTCCGTAAAGCTTCACGCCAATCTAATCAAACGCCTGAAGACCAAAAAGGAAGAACTGGACAAGAAGGAAATTGCACAGTGGGAAGCACAGGCCGATCCTGACCCATCAAAGCGGATGCCGGATCACGTTTTCAAGGTTCTGAATGAAAAGCTGCTGAAAGAAAAAGAAGAAGTGCAGCAGGCTCTTTGCAATGCTTACGAATCAATGCCTGATCCTGTTGACTATGAAGAAAAGCTAATGCGATTCAAAGCGGCTCTTAACGCTCTGGAAAATCCAGATGCCACAGCAGAACAAAAAAACAAGCTTCTGAAAGCTTGCATCGAAAGAATAACCTATAAGCGTGAAAAGGCCGAAAGAATCAAAAGTAAACAGGTCAGATATTATGATCCGGTCATGAAAAAAACACGAAACAAATCACCGCTGCATACAGGCGGAAACTGGACAGCACCAGAAATTGAACTGGATGTGAAGCTGAAGATTGAGTGATTTTTTGTATCGCTCATTTCCATCATCTGCGTTCCAGTTCATATGTACGATGATGATGGAAATAAACAAAACAGGGAGTTGAAACCATTGCAAACACTGGGTAGATTAGAAAAGCTGCTGATGGACGGAAAGATAACAGAAGAAGAGTATAGGGAACGAAAGGCAACCTATGTGGAACTTATTCTTGAAATGTACTGCATGGGAATACTGGATAAAGAACAAATGTATGAAAGGCTGAATAAATAAAAAGAAAGGGAAGGCGTTCAGCCTTCCCTTTGCTTTTGTCAAATACCATAAGACAAGCGTATGTTTTCTGTGCAATATGCTTATTTTTCCATTTGCGGATTGTTTTTGCGCCGGAACCGCCCTAAAATGACAGTATCTTTTTTTGGTGGTGATTTCATGGCTCTGTTTGGATTATTCAAAAAGAAGCAGCGTGAAGTTCAGGAACCGTTTGATATGGTGCTGTCCGCCATCAAAAAGCAAAAATATGCGCTGGCAGAAAACATCCTAAAAGAAAACGGCATTGATCCCGCTGTCAACCATTCTGACTACAAAGCTTATAACGAATTTTTCAAATACAAAATCAAATGGCCTGAATACATCACACTTCCCGATGTTGAAATCAAGGCATTTATTATCCTATATTATCTTTGCGGAGCAAGAACAGAAACACTGGTGAAAGAATTAAAGGAACGAACCGGAATTGACGCTGAATTTAGTCTAATTCACAGAGCAAAAAGGATAATCCGGTCGTTTGATGAAATCATTTCTGGGAGTGAATTATCTGCTGCACTTAATAACGGGTCAAGCGGTCTTACCATGTTCTACGAAATCAAAAGTGTAAAAGATGGTTGTGTATGCGAACATTGCAAAGAACTGGAAGGCAGTAAATTCCTTTATGCAGATGCTGTTATTGGCGTGAATTATCCGCCGTTTGACTGCTGCACAGGCGAATACTGCCGTTGTATGGCACTTAATAAAATGGAATGAAGTATGGAGAAAATCACCATGATTATTGAAATCAAAGAATACAATTACAAGGGCTTCTACCTGAAGTCCGCTGGTGACAAAGGATTGATTCTTGTAATCGGTGAAGACGAATACCTTTTCCCGTGTGCAACAGCAGCGGAAGCGGCAATCAATGAATTTATCCGTGATGTGATCCCCAAAAACAAAGGGAAGAAACTGAAAAAGGCATAAAAAAAGAAAGGCCATGGGTTATCCCATGGCCTTTCTTTTCGTCCCGTTATTTGCACAGCGCACGGAAGGTCATCTTCCCGGCGATACCGTCCGCTGTGATCCTGTGGTATCCCTGAATGGTTCTGACGGCAGCTTCCGTCTGTTCATCATAGCTGCCGTTCAGCGTCAACTTCTGCTTCCGGCAGATCAGGAAGCCTTGCAGAACTTCCACCTGTCTTCCGCTGGAACCTTTCTTCAGCGTCTTGACCGCCGCTTCCGTTTTGACACCATAGATGCCGTCAGGAACCACGCCAAGAGCCTTTTGCAGCGCCTTCACCAGCGCCCGTTTGGTCTGTGTTCCAAACAGTCCGTCTGGAGTTAAACCGCTGCCGAAGTTCTTGTTCAGCCAGATTTGCACGTCCTTCACGGTGGTTGATGCAGCAGGCGTTTTGAAAAGCTTCTGTTCCGCTTCCCGTCTGCGTACCAGTCCGGCAAGCACCTTGCCGCCAGATTTGTTGTAAGCGGTCAGCTTGTCTGCGATTTGTGCAGCGGTGCGCCCCTTGCACAGCGTCTTCAGGTTCGCCGCTCCGCAGTTGAAAGCAAAGCTGACCAGTGCATCAAACTGATTCTGATTCAGGGAAGCCGTGATATGGCAGTAGGCCGGATTGTTCACGGCTGCAACGCTGGACGCAACATCCTTCACCAGCAGCGCATCCGCTTCCGCCTGTGTGATCTTATCCCCCTGCTTGACATCAGAACCATAGTGTCCCCATCCGATTGTCCAGTATTTTTCAGTGGGAACGGCCTTGTAAGCTGTCAGCCTGCACCCCTCAAAACTCTTGATAAGGTTCAGCCCCGCTGTTCCGATTTTCTTCTTTCCCATAGTTCCATTCACATCCTGTGGTTTGTCGTTGTCCTTCTTCAGCCAGAAGCACAGAACATTGTGGACTTTCCGTGTGCTGGTGATCTTGCCATCCGGCGTGATACATTGGCTGCTGCCGCCGCTGTCCAGCATGATTGCATCCTTCCAGCTCTGCTTCATGCAATACTTCTGCAAGGCTTCCGGTGTCATGGCATCGGCTGTGCCGTCCTTTGAACAGAAGATGACCGTTTTGCCATTCGGCAGCGTGCCAACGGCAGAGCGCCCACGCTTCCCGCCCTGCGCCGAATCATAGAACAGGGAAGTGGGCTTTCCGTCCTTCACCAGTGCTGTACAGCAAATGAAATTGTCCAGCTTTTCATAGCTGTTTACCATGCTTAAAACGCCGTCAGAAGCGTTCCAGCCATAGCCCCAGTATTTATACTGGTCAGACGCTAAAACCTTGCCAGCGGCCTTCAAATGGCAAAGCGGCTTGAAGGTTTTCATGTTGTACAGGCCACCGTTGATTAAAACATCAGCGCCCGTTTCTTTCTGAATAGCAGCAAGGGACTTCTTCTGGCTGTTGATGTAGATTCTGGCCTTTGCGATTTCAAAGCTGTATTCCATATCAGTTCTGATTCATCTGCTTGCCGATCTGGTTCACGCCAACGGCAGCAAGGCCGCTCACAATGCCGACAGCAACAGCAGTCAAATAGTCCTGTGCTGGGAAGTCCGCCATCAGGTACATACCAGCCACGCCCAGCGCACCGCCGCAGGTTCCAACGATAATGGGAATCCACTTGTTATCAAGGCCGCTTGCCTTGACTGCCTGACCGATCAGATAGCAGATGACGGTAATGACCGCCACGCCAGCGATACCAAAAGTTCCGATGTCCATGAAAATACCTCCTAAATTTTATTTTCCAAATCTTCAATCCGATGGTTAATGACTTTGATCTGTTCCTCCACAACAGGCATCCGCCGTGCGAAGATGTTGTGTTCCCGGACTTCACGGGTCAGTTCGTCAAGCCGGGTTTCTGTAACGGCCTGTGCTTTCTGGTTGCTGATAAGCACCCCTGCCAGAGTAACGCCGCCCGTGATAAGTGCCACGATAATTTCGCTCAATGGATTTCACCCCCACACTTTATCACTTCTTGATTTTGACCCTCTTGTAGCAATATCCCCGGCTATCATACGCCAATTCAAAGCCTGCCGCCGTGATGGTGGTGTCAGCCCGGTCAGGACAGTGATCCATCATAGGGATGGGACTGCCATACTCAATGCCGCCAAAGGGTTCAGGTCTAGTCGAAATGCGGATGTTCTTTCCGTCAGATGCCTTGATGTACTTCTCCATAATGCCATTCCTTTCCGTTATGTTTCCGCAATGTTGATAGGTACGATTGAAAATGACCCGGCAAAAACACTGGGCCTTTACCGGGTCACTTTCGACTTGATATCGTGCGTTCAAAATTCAGGCCATTGCCGCTCGCAGATGGGGCAGACCTGCCGCCCCTCCGGGATGATAGCCCCACAGCAGATGCAAGTGTTATTCATACGTTTCTCCCACAATTTCCGTGTAATCCTCAGCGGTCAACACGCCTTTCTTCACGGCGTTCTTGACCATGATCTTTGTCCACAACCTCTGCTTGTACCATTTTGCGATTTTCTCTTTCATGGATTACCCCTCGCTTTCCAGCAGCGTTTCAGTCATCATGGCTGTGTATGCCACTTGGGCCTCGATGCGGTCAATCTGGGTGGGTGCAGGCTCCGGCTCACCATCATCCTCAATGGTGTACTCGCCGTTGTAGGCTTCCGTTTTGGCAATAGCCTCATTTGCGGCAGACCACCCCAGAATGACAGCGGAGAAAACCTGTTCAATATTTGGCTTATCCTCCGTGCCGTGATTGGCCTCGGTGCAAAGCTGATATTTGATAACTTTCATGGTGCTTCCTCCTTAGTCCGTGGTCTTGGTGTATTTGAGCATTACATGGCAGTTGCCACCTGCTGCGCTTGTGCCGCACGCAAGTGTGATTTTTGTACGACTAACATCAGCAACGTAGAAGCTCCATGGATCCGACAAATTATTGTTGGAAATGCTGGGCATTGGCATACCGCCACGCAATCCTTGGAAAGATATGCAATCCCGCATATTCACAATTCCGTGCTCCACTTGTTTATTGCCCGCAATCTGTCCGCAATCAACGATTTTGTAATATACCGGCCTTCCACAGAACCGTTCCGTGGTGCGATATTCAGTGCCAAGCGTCATGGGCGGGTTGATCCATTCGACGGGCTGCCAATTCCCGTTATCCTTCAGCATTCGCCACAATCCGTTGGTAGTGCCTCTCGGGTCGGGCGAAAGGCCGATCAGTGATGCGCTCGTCCCCAATATTTTTGATAGAACGGCAACGATATTCCCGGCCCCAGAATATTGGCCCGTTGAAACTGGGCCACGTGTATAAATAAGTTGCGATGTTCCGTCGGGCATATCGGCAAGCAACATATCAAGCTTGCCACAGTATGTTTCATAGGTGTCTTTGGTATCGGATGCAAGCACATCTTTCATCGCTTCACCCCACCCAAACCCGCCGGGGACGGAGTTGATATTTTTCCGCGCCTGCGCCTTCTGTGCATCGCTGAGCGTCTGCGGCGTGTAGAGCACCGCACCCTGTACGGTGTCCGCGCCGATGTTCGTCCGGGCCTGCGCCTTCTGCTCGTCGGTGAGGCTCTGGGCCGCATCATAGCGGACAAAGTTGCTGGAGCCGCCCACGGGGCCTTCCGGGCCTTGCTTCCCCTCCGGCCCCTGCTTTCCCTCAGGGCCTTGGATGCCCTGCTTGCCCTGCGGGCCTTGCAGGTTGCCGTTGGCCACCCACTGGCCGTGGACGGAATCCCAGATGTAGATGTTGTACGGAGGTGCGGTACCCACGCCGTACACGTCACCGGCCTTGGGATTGGGGACGGCTGCCTTGAGGGCGTCTAGCGTATCAAAGTAGCCCAGAATGTCGAAGCTGGACCCGGCCTCGCCGGGATCGCCCTGGTCGCCCTTTTTGCCGGGAGGGCCAATGGGGCCTTTGATGGACGTCAGGGTGTTGAGGGTGAAGGCGTACACCCAGTTGGCCGTGCCCTTGAGGTACACCTTGCCGTAGTCCGCGGAGGCCGTGATGTCCGGCAGAATCAGGACGAACTGGCCGCGCTGGACGTCGGTGCCGGTGAAGTCCTGGTTCATCTCGGTCACGCTCTTGTACTCCTTTGTAATGCCGATAGGCACACCGGCGGACGCCAGCCGCGCGTCGATCTCCTCGCCGGAGTAGGCGGATGTGTAGTAGTCTTGGATCCTGGAAAAAATTTCCTCCAAGACTGCAACTCTCTGTTCAAGCGTCATTGAAATCACCTCACACGATGAAAAGTTTGTTCAGGCGGTCAAAGAACAGCCCGCCGCCCTTCTGTACCAGCGGCCCTGCTTTGGCTTGCCCGAATTTGCGGTAGTACAAAATAACACAGCCGTCCGCGCTTGGGCCGCCCGGGCCGCCTAAACCGCCGGACCCGGGAGTGCCGGGGGTAATGGTGCCGTTTCCGTTCTTCACGGCAATGCCGCCGGAGCCTGCGCCGCCGCCTCCGTAGCCGCCACGTCCGCCCCTGCCGTACCGCTTCGGCTTGGAGGGGGTGAGCGTGGCCGTCATGCCGTCCGCACCGGAGCCGCCGGTCACATCAACGGTTGTCTCGCCCGGCAGGCCGCGTCCGGAGGATCCGGCTTTGCCGTTGGCTCCCGCCGCCGGGCCGCCGCCCAGACCGGAGCTGTACCAGCCGTAACTGCGCGGAGTGCCTGTTGATGCGATTCTGGTCATGCTGACTTTCCCCTCGCTGCCAGCCACAGGGCCGGGGGTAAATGCGTTCCCGTCCTCGTCATAAGCAATCGTGCCATTGACGTATTTCTGAACGCTATCATCTGTGTACTCACTCACAGCCGGATCGCGGCCAGCACCGTTTCCACCAGGGAGGCCGTCCTCGCCGATGCCGCCGAACTGCTCTCCGGTGATGGGATCCGTGAAGCCAAAATCGGGAGCAGACGCGCCCGCCGTAGTCATGCCGTGGAACAACGTATCCGTGCCGTCTGTACCGGGGAGATCGTCCGGGCTGAATTCGGCGCCCTTGCCGCTTTTTCCGCAGGCATAGGCAAGGCTTTTCAGCTGGGACACGTCGAGATCGCCCTCTACGATTCTGCCGCCCATGCCGCCCTTGCCGCCGGGACCGCCCTTGCCACCCAGCGCCAACGCGTAGCCGTCTACCCGATCCTCAAAAACCGGGTTTGTCCACGAGAACTTAGGCCCCGATTGGGTATCTTCGCCCTTTTCGCCGCAGCGACCGCCCTGCCCGGCGGAGATCATCACATAGTGGATCGTTGTGGTGCCCTCCGGGATTTGGAACTCGCCGGAGCCGGTGAGGACTACCCGCTCGTCCAGATACTCCGCCGCCTCCGGCTGCGCCGGGGTGAAGCCCACCAGTGCCTCCATGCTGCTTTTAAGCGTCGCGCTCATGGTGGTGTCAAGAGACTGGATGCAAGCGGAAACCATTTTTTTGTCATACGGATGATATACGCTTACAACGTGGCCCGGTTTCTCGTGCCCGCTTACAATGTCATTGGTGATAGTTTCGCGGCATCGGTAATAGTCCGCAAGACGCTTCGCCACGGCGTAGGAATTCACCAGAGATACCAGCGTGGCGTCTGTAACTGATTTGATGTTTTCCACAGCGCCAGCCGTCACAGGCTGCGTGATTAAGCGGGTGTTGTGGATATACGCCTTGCCAGTCAGTGCGCCAGCGCCAGCGGAGATCTTGGCGTAGTTCGCACCGCTTTCCAAGATTGTGAAGCCAGTCGCGGAGAGGGAGTGCATCGGCTCGGAGAATGTGATGATATCGCCATTCTGCGCCGTGCCGGAGAATAGCTCCTTTGCTTCCGTTCCCGCAACGTATTGATGCTCCGTTACCGTCACAGCAGAGATGGGGTCGCTATAAACAACCTTTCCACCGCTCAAATACATTCTGTTGCCTTGAATCACAGACGCCGTTCCATCCCACAGGGAATCAATGTGCAAAACGCCGTTTAGGTCGGTTGTCAAATATGCGCCAATTGCAAAAAGCACTTGCGCCAGGTTGTCCCTTGCGCTTTTGCCTTGCCCGTTTGTTTTCGGCTGGCAATACGGGAGCCAGCCGTATAGTTTAACGTTTGCAAAAACGCTCTTGACCACAACCGGAACCGCACCGCAAATATCGGAAATTACCTCAGAAACGGTTTGCCCTGTATAAATGCCGCCTTTATGCGGGATCGTTGCCAATAAACCGACCGCAGACCACGCTACAATTTTATATGCGGTTGCGCCCGTCCGCTCAATCGACCGTAAATAGTAAGTCTGCATTGATGCGTTAGAATCGTTTTCCCAGAAACGAATAGCGTCATTCTTCTGAAATGACATAATCGAAGGATCGTCGCATCGCACAACAACTGTCAGTGTATCGGCAGAAATACTCTCACAGCTTAATGACTGCTCTCGTGTGGGCGCAGCTTTTTCTGTTCGGGAAGAATCAAACATCCAATTTTTGTAGGTGATCTTCATATCATTTCTCCGTAAACGCAAGCACCATGCCCGTCCAATATTCTGCAGCGTTCGTTCCGGTTCCTCTGTCAACGCCCTCCGGAGGATCGCACGTCATGTTTGCCGTGCGATAACCTCCGCTTTGGGTGTCGAAAAAATATACGCTCAGATTTCCACTGTACAGTTGCTCAAGCAATGTGTTCAGCTGTGTTTCCGTTAGAGGCATACATGTACAGGTAATAACTGCCTTGATTGCAAGCACATCCTCCGTAAAACTGCCATCCAGCATATACCCCTCGTTTGGCCCTTTGATTTTTTTGTGTCCCACTTTGTAGCCAACCGGCGTAAAGTAGGATGTAAAATCAATGCCGTTGATTTTGATCGTTTTACTCATGCGCCGCTCCTTAATGCCTCCGCTGCGTTGTACGGCACCATTTTTCGCGCCAATACCGCGCCGTCAAGTTCGGTTGTCAAATTGATTACAATACTTCCCACACCGCTGGCCGCCAATGCACCAACACCGGATGCAATAGAGTTCCCAATCGCCGCGACGCCGGAGGCTCCAAAATCGACCGATGCCGTTCCAAAGTCCATGCCAGATGCAATGCTGCGCTTGATATTGCCGTATTCGTTATCCCAGCCCTCGCCCAAGCCAAGCGCCATGTTCTCGCCGATCCCGGCGAAGACGCGGGACGGTGAGTGAATACCGAGAACGCCTTTTACGCCATCCACAATGCCGTCGAAAAAGCCCTTTACCATGCCTGTTAGCCAATCGCCCATTCTCTTGATGCCTTCCCAGATTCCTTTGACAAGGGCTATTCCGATTTCGATGGCGGCTTCGCCGATATAGCCTATGGACTGGATAAACGCGGATGCAAGGTTTTTAATGATCTTTGGAGCCTCGTCTAAGAGCGTCGGTAGGTTATCGACTAGGCCCTCGACAAGCGCAACAATGAACATCGTGCTGGCTTCGACAAGAGCAACAAGGTTGTCTGGAGATGTTAAAATCTCAACTAAGGCGGGAATCGCACTTGCAAAAGCGGCCATTATTTCTGGCAGTTTTTCGGCCACGCCCTGAATCACTTGAGCCGTGATTTGCAAGAGAGCTTCGAGGAATGTCGGTGCTATATCCACAAAAGACTGGATAATTGTTGGTACAACATCAATCAACGATTGCACAATGCTTGGTAGAGCCGCAATAAGTCCATTTATAAGTTCTGTTGCAGCCGCAACAAGAGGCGGAAGAACAGTGCTCACAAAACTGGGCAACTGAGCTGTTATGACCGGTGCAAGCTTGACGATCAAATCGCCAAATCCAGTAAGGATCTTCTCAACGCGCGGGATAATGTTTTCTGTTGCCTTGCTGACAGAATAGGTGAAGTTTTCAATCAGCTGGTCAAGGTCTGCGTTATCATCAGCAATCCCGGTTACAAGGTTTGACCAAGCGGATTTCATCATGTTAACGCTGCCTTCGATAGTGCTTGCCGCTTCCTCCGCCGTTGTCCCGGTGATCCCCATTTGATCTTGGATCACATGGATTGCTTCAATCATCTTGTCGAAAGAAACGCTATTGACTGTGTCCGCTGTGACCTCGACGGTATCGCCCAACACCCCTGAATCGTTGATGAGCCGCGCCATTTCTGTCGCCGTGCCACCATAACCGAGTTTGAGGTTATCCAGCATGGTATAGTTTTGCTTTGCGAAACCTTGATAGGCGTTCTGGATCATCTCCATACTTGTGCCCATCTTGTTCGCGTTATCCGCCATGTCAATGACAGCCTGGTTTGCTACCTCCGCCGCCTTTTCTGTGTCACCGCCAAGGCCCTGCAACAGCGACGCCGAAAATGACGTAACTGTGTCCATATACTCATTAGCGGAAAGTCCTGCGGTTTCATACGCGCGGTTTGCGTATTCTATGACTTGATCGGCAGAGTTTTTAAACAGCGTCTCTACTCCTCCGACAAGCTGCTCGTATTCTGCGTATCCCTCAATGGATTTTTTTGTCAATATGGAGATGCCGGTTGCAGCCGCCGTTAAAGCAGCTGCACCAGCCTTCGCCGCCGTTGCAAGCCCGCCTTTTAGTTTGCTTGCCAGTGCATTTGCCTTTTTGCCTGCTTCTGAAAAGCCGCTGTCAACGCCGCTGTCATCTACGCTGATTTTTACAAAAAGGTCTAATAAATTCACGCTTTCACCACACTTTCTTGGTGATTTTTAAGAAATCGCCCGTGACATTTTGATAAATAAGGCGTATACTTTCATTGAAGGAGGGTTTTGCCATGATTAACTTTAACAACAATTCCGCATGGGACTTAAAGCCCATCAATGTCTCCGAGGTGCGCGATGAGGTCAACGGTCTTCTGATTGAGGGCGAGAGCGTCGCCTGCGCTTTCAAAACGGTTCGTGACCAACTGATTTTTACCAACAAGCGCATCATTTCCGTAGACGTGCAGGGCATCACCGGAAAACGGAAATCATTCAGTTCTATGCCCTATTCCAAAATTCAGTTTTTCAGCATCCAGACCCCAGGCTTTGCCGAGCTGATCCCGGACAGTGAATTGGTCCTGACCTTCTCCAATGGCTTTGTGGCTAAATTTGAATTTAAGGGTCAGACAGACATTGGCGAGATCGGCAGAATGATTTCTGAATACGTCCTCAAATAACCGCCTCTCACGCCTCCCCACCCAGGGAGGCGTGTTTTACCGTCAATCCGCACCGGGAAACCACATCCGCCGTAATCTCCGCACAAGACCGTTTATCCCGCTTCTCCGGTATGACGGCATCTGCATACCTGCCCTTCATGTAGCTGCCTCCGACATACCGCGCCGTATTTTCCGCCGCGATCTTTAGCGCATCCGTCACATATACCCGGAACGTCTCGTCCTTTGTTCGCTCAGCCAGACGCGCCCAGCAATATCTTGTAAACGCTCTTACTTTTTGCGGTCCCCGGTATTCCCCTGCGCAGAGCCAGAGGTTCTCTCGCTCTGCGCCGAGATAAAAAGCTCTCCAAACGCCTCATCTGTCAAAAGTTCTGTTGCGTCCCGCATCAGTTTTGCGAGATTCAACGTTCCTTTGTAGGCATCTGCGCTCACGCCCTCAATAGAGGCAAGGATAGCGATGATGTCGCCCTTGTGGCCCTTGAGCAGTGCAGGGAGCGCTTTACGCGCCCGCTGCATTGCAAACTCTTTCGCCGTCATTCCCTCTGGGATCTTTTCACGCCGAAACATGGCGGATGCCTTTTCGTCCTCTGCAATGTTGGCAATGGGGTCAATGATATCTGCGATAACATCAAACACCCGCTCGCCATGAATGTCGGAAAGTTTCATATCAGCCCTCCGCCGTACCGGCCTTAATGTAGATCTCAAAGGGGACCGTGTCCTGTGCCGCCATGGAGTAGTGAGCGGTATACTCAAATGCAAACTGCCCCTTTGCCTTGTCGCTGGTCTGCAGCTGGAAGCCGCCGGTGGACAGTGCATTCATCAGGTGAATGGCGATGAAGCCGCCATTTTTATCGCCGTTCTTGTCGGAGTAGTCGCCCACCAGCCAGATGTCGGCAAAGTCAGCATCCGACAGATCGTTCCGAGGCGTTACCTTCCCATCGCTGGTACTCACATCGGCAGCACCGCAAAGGCTCTTTGCGATCTTGGTGTCTGCGTTGATAAACGTACCCGTCATCTTCGCCTCCCAGGAATCCAGCCGTTTCAGCTCCTTCATGTTTTTGGGACAGTTGTCAATGTCCTCGCCAAAGTCCGAATAGGTCGGCGTTGCGGTAAAATTTACGCCGCCGGTAGTCGCGCCGATCTGTCCCGCCTCTCCGATGGTTCCGGTTGCCGGGGTAAAATCGGTGGTCAGAATACCGGCGTTGATCTGCAATTTCTGAAATGCGTCGGAAGGAATTTTTGTAAATTTCATAGTTTCGTCCTTTCATCAGTTTTGCGACAGATATTCCACAGTGATGTTGAGATACCGCCGCTTGATGTTTTTATTGCTTTCGTCCGCGATGTTCTGGCACCACGGGGAGCCGCGCTTGATCCACATTGCCCCTCCGTCATATGGCACGAACGCGCCGCCCATGCCGATGGCGTCAGAGATTTCCTGTGCCTTGGCGTTGGGGATTGCCTCGCTTTCCGTGTAATACCAGAGATTCACTGTCAGAGCAATTTCTCCGCTTTCCCATGACCCTGTGATAAGCTCATAGGTCAGCCACGGGAAAACCGCGTCCTCCGACACGTTGGAAGTCGGATACGCTGTGAGGAATTGAGAAAGCCACGCATGGAGCGCCTTATCCTTTGTCATTTCGGCAGCTCCTTTCGCTCCGCGGTGAAGAATTTCAGAGCCTTAATGATTGCGCCCGCAGACCTCGGCGCGGCCTTTTCCTCGGGATTTGAGGTCACGCGATAGGTAATCCCCGTTTCCGTATCGCGGAAATAATCGTTGTACTCGATGGGAACGCTCTGATTGACCAGTGCGGAATATACCGAGGTAACGCCGTCCTTTTCCGCTTTTCGCGCCTCCATCGATGTGTCAAGAGACTGGTAATTGAGGAACTCCGCTCCCTCTTCCCACGCGGTGATGTAGCCGCCCGCGCCATCAGGCGTGCGCTTTTTCTCCATCAAAATGCACTTGTGGGCAAAATCGTCCAGTAAACTCACGGTTCCACCCCCTTGAGCTTGCGCCAGTCATTTAACCGGCTTTTAAAAGCGCCCTGCCAGCCCGTCCCAGCGCTCGTGTCGGCATTCCCGACGCTCGCCTTGGTGTAACTGTACCCGCCGAAGCTTTCGCTCGTGTATGGGCTTAAAACGGCTTCACCGTTCTTTTCTTCCCACGCGGCGATATCTTCGGCAAGCACAACCACAGCCTTTGACACCGCCAGCGCCCACACCGTCCCGGTAAAGGTTTCATCCGTCAGGTCAGCCGCCGGATATTGATGCAGACCGTCATTAAACACAGAGCCGCAGATGCGGAAATATTGATTGGTCAGGAGAAAGGGCAGCGCAATGCTGCCGTTCTCCACGGTGAACGTGCCCTCGTGAATGTCCACAAGGAACCAGTTGTTCAAATGCCGTAAGACCTGTTCAAGCATCACGCCGCCCCCTTATTTAGCCCGCAGCAGCCGCAGCAACGGTAGCCACGGCAATGCCGTCCAGATACTCAGCCCACAGCTTCATGCCCATGATGGCGTACATATCGCCGGTGGCGCGGCTGTAATCGCCGTCGACGTGAACTCCGATCAGGTTGGTCTCGCCCTTCACGGTGTAGTTCAGGCCCAGCTTGGCAAAGTCGCTGTCGCTGGGGTCCACATAGTACAGGTCGATGTTCTCCACGGGCAGAGCGATCACCTTCTTGGAGGCAATGTACTTCTCAGGCAGCAGGAACAGAGTGCGGTAGCCCATGAAGTTCTCCACGTAGTTGATGCCGAACATGGTCTGCACGGTGATCTCCTTGTCGCCCAGGTAATCGTAAGCGTCGATGATGTTGGCGAAGCCCACCACCTCGGTCACGTCCTTATCCAGACCGGCAAACTTGGCCAGCACCTTGCCCTTAGCCATGGCCAAAGCGCGCTGCCACGTCTTCTCGGTCACCTTCAAAGTGCCGGTACCGAGGAAGGTATAGAAGTCGGTCAGGACCTTGTTCTGCAGGGCCACGAGGAAAGCCTCATCGGTCTTCTCCACGGCAACGTCAGCGCCGTACTTTGCCACGCTCTCGATCGTCACGCTCTTGGCATACTTGGAAATGTCGATGTCGCCGTAGGCAACAGGCTCCACCTTCATCTTGGTGAAGGGGATCTCGTCACCCTCAGCCACAGTGCCGCCCTTGAGACCGCCGTCCACGCTGGCCTTGTAGGAAACCAGCTTCGTGCCGGGGGCCTTGCGGATGGGACGCATAATGCCCATGATGTTGCGCAGTGCGTCCCAGTTATCAGCGAAGCGGGACACGAAATCCACCTCACGGGCAGAAGTGGTAAACTGGGCAGAAGTTGTTACGTTAGTTTTCGCAGCCATAAATAGCTCCTTTCAAAAAATCAGTTGTTTTCGCTTGCCATCAGATCGGCAAGCGCTTTCTGGCGCTCCGCCGTAGACATCACATAGCGGCCCTTATCGTCCTTCTTATAGATGTCCTCGCGGGTCTTCGCGCCACCGGTGTTCGCCGGGGGATTGGCAGGATTCGCACCGTGCGTCTGCGTGGTGGAGACAAGCCCCTTGTAGGTGCCGTTTACGAGTGCATCAAGGCTCTTAGTGTCCTTGATCTTCTCGCCGTCCAGCTCCAATGCGGCCATTTCTTCGCCGCAGCCACGCATGGCAAGGTCCAAATTTGCGCCGGTGATGTTTTTGCTCTCAAAGTAAGCGCGCACGGCCTTTTCCTTTGCCGCCTTGCTTTCCTTTGCCGTGACGTCGGATTTGTAAGTTTCAAAGGCCGAGTGTTCCTTCTCGTACTTTTCCTTATAGCCGCCGTCACCCGCTGCCTTGAGGTCGTCCAATTCCTTCTGGACGCTGGGCAGCTTCTCCGCGTCCGCCTTGTACTTCGTGAGATCGTCCTTGAGGGGGTCAACCACGCCCAGATGCAGCGCAACCAAGCGATTTTCGATCTCTTCGGTGCAAGCTTCGCCGAGAATATTTCTAATTTCCGCTCTCGTAAATTTCGCCATGTTATTCGTTCTCCTTTTCCTTGGCCCCAATTCTTCGGGGGCGAACGTTGTATAAAAACCGCTGTACCTCGCGGGTTTTACCTAAAACAAAAGAGCCAACCACCGAGAAAAACTCGGTAGCTGGCTCCTATTGCCCTTTTCCGCGCCCTATTACGCGGAAGTTGAATATTTGATTGTCTTTTTTACCTCTAACACGATATACCCGTCGCCCTTGCGCCGGATCTCCGCGTCATTGCCGCGCCGTATAATGGCCTCGATGGCCTTGATGGTCTCGTTATCCATTTTTTAGCTCGCTTTCCAAAATGTCCCGATACTGTGCGGCATGATCGGCGGCAGCAGGTTTCAGAAACGGCTGCGGTTTATTACCGTGGATCATGTGCCAGTTGCCTACGGGTTGAATAAATCATCTATGCTGATAAACTCATGCAATTTGTATCGAGAATGTATCTTTATAGGGTCGAGTTGGAATATCTCACACCACTCCGTAAGGGTCTTTGTAGCGTTCCCGATTTTGATATTGACGTTTGTACTCCGGTTATTGCACTGTTCTTTAACCGTGGACCACCGGCAATTATCAGGGCAATAGTCACCATCGTTGTCAATGCGGTCAATGGTCAAATCATCCTGATATCCGTGGGACATGGCCCAATCATGGAACGCAATAAAATCAGAACGCCATTCCTCGCATACCTTTATGCCACGTCCGCCGTATCTGTCGTATCGTGCATCATGTTCATTATAACACCTTGCTTTCATGTTTTGCCAGATGTTGTAAATCCTTGTTCCCCCAACCTTAAATCCGGTCTCTGCAAACTTCCTGCGCCCATCGCCCAAGATAAGGTTTTTCTTATCCTGTTCCTTTTTCAAGCAACCACAAGAGCGAATTGCGCCGCATTGCAGGCTATCAGAACGAACAATTTTCACATTTCCACAGTCACACTGACAGACCCAATAGGTTTTTCGCGTTTCCGTTGGATGCAGACCGACTACAACCAATCTGCCAAATCTCTGCCCAGTTAAATCCTTGATGTTTTTGTTGTTTTTCATCGTTCCCACCTCGAATATATTGTACCATATTCGGGCAGAAAAGTCAACGTTTTAACTCAGATTCTATGATTTGTTTGTACTGGCTCAAATGGTCCGCTGCAGATGGCTTTAGGTATGGTTGGGCACGTTGCCCATGCGTAAGGTGAAATTGTCCCTTTGCATCTTGATATACCCAAGGATTCGGCCTGCCACCCGGATAATACTTTCCTGTGCCAAGTTCCGCTTGTGTATCACATAGGCCCCATACTCGCTGTTGGTGCCTATGTAAACCGCATCACCACCTTCGTCTACCACATGGGTAATGCTGTTGCGCAGATTGCCGGTGTCAACGGGGCACAGCTTTTTCGCATATCCCTCTGCCACCAGCCCGATCTTTTCAAGGCCCCGCAGCAGTGCCGCTTTGATCTCAGCAGAAACCTCCGCGCTGTGGTCTTGGATTTCAACGCTCATTTTCAAAACCCTCTTGACTATTTTACGGAAATTGCATATACTACCTATGAGGAAACTCATGTTTCCGTTTTATCGAGGTAATCCTCCGCCCGTTCTGGTGGGGGGTTGCCTCATTTTTTATATCGCCGCGCAAAAAGGACAGACCCGTTATGCAACGCAATTATATCTGCATTAAACGATTTGCTTCTTGTTGCTCTCGCATCCAATACATCAATTAGTTTTTGCTTATCAATCCCATCGGCGACATCAAAAATCACTCCGCCTTGGTTCCCGTGTATCTGCTTTATCGCTTTGCGCAGAGCGCTATCTGCGGCTTTTTCTGTGGAAATCGACTTTATTTCCCATTGCTTCCCTTTCCACAGCATGTCTGGCATTTTCATACCTGGCGTCTGCGATTCTTTCAGTAGCACGAACTTCCCGCCGAATTGATCTCTGAGTTGGTTTGCAATTTCGATTTCGGTCTTGTGCCCCTTTATGTGATATCCGTTTTCGTATCGTACCTTACCCATGCGGGGATTAGCAGAATCTATGTATTTCTTCGTAACATCCTTTTCAGATTTTTCGCTACCCATGTGATATGTGGATAACTGTCTGCCACTGTATCCCTGCTTCGATGCTTCCCACTGTGCGTATGTCATGTCGGATATAAGCCCGTCGCGTGTTCTCCGCAGGCCGTATGATGTATCTACGCCATCCACGACTGAAAGCACCGTACAGCGGCAGTTATACACGAGGTAGCCGGGTGCGGAAGTATCGCCGGGAAACATGATCTCGTTACCATCGACTTTAAACGGCTTGTCAATGTCCACCGTCTGGCCGTCTAACATGGCGTGGGCGTGTCGCGTTCTGCCGTCCAGCGTCGCAAGCCATTGTTTCTTGAGCTTAATGCCCATCTTCTCCGCCGCCGCGTAGCTGTCCATGCGTCCGGCGTTCTGCGCTCCGGTCACGGCAGTTCTGGCCGTGCGGATGGCGGAATCCCGGCTCATGGTGGTGATCCGCTTTTGCAAGTCATCCGCCATGCGCTTGATACTCAACCCCTGTAAGATGGAGCTGGTGACACTGGCCGTAATTTGCCTCTTGCCGTATGCGAGATCGATCCCGCGTTTCAGTGCTCTGTCCTTTGGATAGTACGGCATCAACCCCGGTTGCTCCACGATTAGGCGTTTCACCGTCTGCTCGTCCCACAGGTCAAAGCCCACGTCCCCAGCCACACTCTCGATGGTATACGCCGCATAGTTGCGGTTGAGGGAATAGATACCAGGAGTAGCATCATTGGTGTAAGACACCGCCACAGCGTTTGCATCGGTCACGCGGTGCGCCACCCTGTCACGCATGGCCTGATAGCGTTCCCCACGCCCGATCTGGTTCAGCCGCCATTGCTTATAGTCGGCCTCCGTCCATTCCTTACCGTTTTGCACGGTGCCGATCAGAGCTTTCATTTCCTCGTCGCGCTTTTTGAATTGCTCAAAATACGCGTCGATGGTAGCTTGCAGCTCTTTCCCAGCCTCACGGTACAGCTTCGCAATGCGCCGTTCCAACTTCGCAAGTTCCTTGTCGGTCAGTTGATGCCCAAGATCACTGGTCGCCATCGCCGCTCACCCCCGGCGCGTCCGGATCTTCAATGCTCCGGTCAAGTTCTTCTGCCGCCTTCCGCTTTGCCATGTCCTCGTACTGGTCAATGTCGCCGTTGATGGTCAGCAGCTTCTTTGTGATGTATTCGTCATCGTAATACGCCGCGCCCAGAAGGATGTTCTGTGTTTCCTCGCTCTTGTTGATAATCTGGTTGCGCGTGTAACTCGGCTGGTCCTCAATGCCTGCCAAACGCAGAATCTCAACAATAAACCGCGTTACCTCGGATTCAAACTTGTCCGTCTTCAAATCCAACGGCACATAGCTGGCCTTGATCGCGGTCGCCGTCTGGTTCCCTGCGGATACCGCCGCCGCGTCAAAGCACTGGAAATCTTCGTACAGCTTTTTCTTGAGCATATCAATGGTGCTGCTGGTGCCCTCATAGGGAGCCTCGATGGTCTTACTTTCCACCTTTGCGCCATCATCGCCGTTGGCGTGGGCTACATGGGTGGTTTTCAGCCGTTCAACAAACTTTGCATCGTCCAGATCCGTCATGCCCTCACAATTGGAAATCACCCAATAGATCAGATTGCCCTCGTCCACGTTGTTTACCATGTTGGAGGACGCCAAATCCAGCGCGTCAATGGTATTGCGCTTGCCGACAATCTCGGATAGGCACCGCTTGTTGTTTTTCAGCGGCACGATGGGGAAACTCGGATAATTCCCACCGTCATAGATTTCGGTTTCGCCAACTTCGGCCTTGCGCTCGATCAGCTTATAACTGCGCTTCGGCTGCATGACGTCCATATTTTCGCCGCTGGGCTGGAAATACTCGGTAAAGCCGTCAATCTCATACAGCGTCGCTCTCAACGGCTTATCCTGTGCCACCTGCCAGAACCGGATACCAGCTTTCATTGCACCGTCTTCCTCATCGTAGAGAGGGACAAACTCAAGCAAGGAGAACACCCGCAAATGCGTCAGATCCCAGAAGCCGAAAGACACGCCTGCGATTTTCGCCTCACGCGCCGCATCCATGACTTCCTGGTCAAAGTCCGGGCATAGCTTGTTTGGTGTTTCCTTCTCCGCGAAGGTCACGCCGTTGCCCAGAAGATACGATACCTCCTGATCCACCGCCAGACCGAAGAATCGGCTGGCCAGCTTGTGGTTTGCCGTCCACATATCCGCGTGGGCGCGGCCCTGCATATCATAGATGATCTTTTCATAGCGGTTGATTGTCGGATTCAGCCCGTTGTAATATTCCTCAGCATCCGCCGCCGTCTTATATGCGTGGGATTCACGGTGCTCGTTGATCGCGCTGCGGATAAACTCCATCCGCGCCTTTTCGTCCTCGCCCACCGCCACAAGGTCATTATATGTCTTAATCTCCGCTCACCCCTTGTCTCAGAATGGAAACATAATCAGAGCTGTCGCGTTTGTTCCACAACCGCTTTACGATGCTGGCCGCGCTGTCCGGCGCGTCATCATGCTCCACGTTCTCGTTGTAATCGCAAATCTGGTCGATATACGCATCATCCGTCCCGGCCACAAAAACCACATTGCGCCATTCCGCCTTGAGATAGCTTGTGATTTTAAGGGATTTGTTCATGCTTTCGTGATAGGTAACGGCCCGTTCCCCCTTCGCGCGCAACGCCTTTGCCAGATAGCCCTTGTCGGCGTTGGTCTCGCAGTAAATCACCCCAGCATTGAAAGACTTCCGAAGCCGGATGATCTCATCCATGCAATCGTCCACATGCTTGTGCCAAAGCCGCCCATAGAGGTAATATGTCGTTCCCTTCTTCCGGGCGACCGTAAACGCCGTGTAGTCATCGCCGCCGTATGCCGCGTCGATATGGCAAATGCCCTGCTCTGCAAGGCAAGGCTCCGCGCCCATTTGCGGCGTGTCAAAGATCACATCATCACTGGCAATGTGCCGCAGCTCGTAGTTTGCTGCAAACAGGGATGACGTCATAGACGATTTAATGGTTTGCAACTCATCCCCGGAGATCAACCCAGTTGAATAGCAATCGTACTTTTCGATATTCGGCATCATGGAAAACGCGTCTTCCTTGTGCCAGGGCGTTCCGGTGTTAAAAATGCGCCCGCCACGATTGCGGATATTCTGTAACTCCTGATAGATCGTTTTTGTATGGTCTCGCTCTGCGCGGGAAATGCGATCCTGCACGTTTACAATATCGTCCGTAAATATGCGGTCAAAATGCTTGCCGGTCAAGGACCCGTTCACGCCGCACGCCACAAGCTGGCTCGTGCCCTTGTTGTCCGCTGCCAGATTCGTGGAAATCTCCGTCGCGGATACCGTTGTCAGGATCAGCGGTTTTCCGTGGATCTTCTCGCACAGTGCCTCCATGTATGGCGATAGCAGCAGATTTCGCACCTGCCGCACAACCTCTTTCACGTCCGCATCCGTTTTTCGCATAAACAGCGTTTTGAGATTCGGCAGAAGGACGATGATCTCCGCCAGCGCAATCGAAACGCACGTTGTTTTGTAGCTGCCACGATGCGCCTGCAAGGTTTTGTCCTCACTACCGCGCACCATATCCTGTATCCATGCGTTGTGCAGCGCGCCCAGCTTATCAAACCCAACGGCATGACCGAACGCAATGGGATTATGTATCAGCAGTTCCGCCGCTTGTATCCGCGTCATTCTGCATCACCATCTTCTCCAACTCGTCCAATGCAATGCCCTTCGCGTCCGTCACCGCCACGTCCACGCTGTCACGCTGCCCCAAAAATTGTTTACCGAGGAAGATCGCCATTGTAGCGTTCTTTTCAGCCAATCGCCATTGGCTCCGACGCAGCGAAATTTTCCCCGCTCCGCGCTTTTGTTTAAATACCTCGGAAAAACTGGCATGATAGGTGCGTTTACACCAACTATCCAGCGTTTTATCAGTCACATCAAACCAGCCGCAGATTTCCTCAAGCGTGCATTGCAGGCCGCAGAGGT